ATGAGCGGGGGCGGCGTAACGTGGGTCCGGCGCCGGATGACCCCGGCTGAAAAGGCGAAACGCACCCTCGCGGACGCATCCCTCGACAATGCCTACCTCCGCATCTCCTGCGAGCCGTGCGGGCACGCTGTCGCGCGTCTTCCCCACGTCATTCCGAATTGGCCAGAAGGGCTGCTCAGCGAGCTCGCTCAAGCGCTCTCGTGCTCGAAATGCGGCGCCAAGAAAGTCACCGTCGACGAGGTGGCTTGGTGCGAAGAAGCTCACGAGATCATCAAAGAAGAACAACATTTACAAAAACTTAGGTCGGAAAATGAGGTGTGAAGCATGAAGGAGCCCGCATATTGGCTGAGCTACGCCTTCAACACGCATCTGGGCGCATTCATCGCGATCGCATCCAGCAAGCATCCGGCACTCAGCGACCCAGAGACAAACGTCCTAGCGAGCAGCTTCGAGCCGGACGAGGAAAGCTGCAAGCGTTGGTTCGAGGAATGGAAGCGGGGAAGAAATGAGAAGAGCTGATCCTTATCAGGCGCGCGCCAGAGAGCTGTGCACGCTGGCTGGCATAGATCCGGAAAGTCGGGTGCCTAAACCGGGCTCGGAGCGAGGCATGCCGGCCTGGTGCCAGTTCCGACAGCAGGCGATGGACGAACAGTTCGGCCCCCGCATCCTACCGCGCAAGGAAAGTCTCCCCTTCTCGGTTCTAATCGAGGCCGAGAACGAGATCGAGCAGGCTAATATCGAGAAGGTCAAAGCGACCTTCTATGAGCTCATGAAAACACCGGTGATTAAAGCCGGTGCGGTGATGCCAGATGCATGCCCAGCCGGGCGCATGGGAGAAATCACTGTCGGCGGCGTCGCAGCTTCCACAGAGATCCACCCCGGCTTCCATTCGGCGGACATCTGCTGTTCCATGGCAATCTCGGTCCTCGGCACGGTCGACCCGGTTGCCGTTTTGGATGCTGGTATGAAGCTCACGCACTTCGGCCCCGGCGGACGAGCCTTCAGCCAGGATATGCAGTGCCCGGTTTCGCTGCTGGGCGAGTTCGAGGCCAATCCCTTCCTCTCGATGGCCACGGATGCGGCCAGGAAGCATTTCGCAACGCAAGGCGACGGCAATCACTTCTTCTTCGTCGGCCACCTTAAATCGAATGGCGCGACCGCCATCGTGACCCATCACGGCTCCCGGAAGCCGGGCGCCATCCTCTACAGGAACGGCATGGATGCGGCCGAGCGCTATCGGGTCAAGATCTCCCCCGAGACGCTGCCATGGAACGCCTGGATCCCCGCCGACACGATCGACGGCGACAATTACTGGCAGGCGCTCCAGATCATTCGCACCTGGACGAAGAAAAACCACTTCGCGATCCACGACAGCGTCGCTAAGTTTCTCGGGGTCAAGGTGAAAGACCGCTTCTGGAACGAGCACAACTTTGTCTTTCAGAAGTTGGACGGCCTGTTTTATCACGGCAAGGGCGCAACGCCGGCCTGGGAATACTTCGCTTCGGACGCGACTGATCTGACCATCATCCCGCTCAACATGGCGGAGCCGGTGCTAATCGTGCGTGGAAAGAACAACCCCGACGCCCTGGGTTTCTCGCCGCACGGAGCCGGCCGGAACACGAGCCGTACGGCACACCTCAAGTCGATAGGTGAGCTCTGCCAGGCCTCAAGGCTCGCCGAAGAGACGCGCGGCCTCGACGTCCGGTTTTATGCCGGTCAACCCGACCTCTCAGAGCTCCCTAGCGCTTACAAGAACGCGGCCGCCGTGCGCGCTCAAATCGAGCGGTTCGACCTCGCCGAGATCGTCGACGAGGTAATCCCCTACGGCACGATCATGGCCGGCGACGTGCAGAGGCAGTGGAGGAGACAGGCATGAACGAGCACCCGTCTCCCAAGCTCTGGCACCGATCCCAGCTCAATGAGCTCACACTCGACAGTGAGCGTCCTGATCACCCTCCCTTCGAGAAAATCGCCATTGGTGTCGATCCACCTCTCAGATCCTGCTCAGAGGATCCCATTGGCATCGTCGTGGTCGCAAAAGCGGCGCAGCATCTGGTTGTGATCGCGGATTTCACCGGGCTCATGACCATGGACGCTGCCTACAGAGCCGCGAGTAAGCTGGCGCCTCAATGCGTCATGGTTGCCGAGAAACTTGCCGCAAACATGGTCCGGACGATGATGCAGCACATAGACCCAGAAATCAGAGTGTCGCAGGTCAGCGTCACCCGCGGCATCTGGCACCGAGCCGAGAAGCTCTCCGGCATGTACGCGGCGGACATGGTCCAACACCTGAAACATCTCTCTGTTCTGGAGACGGAGATGTGCCTGCTGACACCCAGCGGGCAGCTCTATGGCACGATGCGGCGTCCGGAACGACTCGACGCCCTCACTATCGCGATCGAGTATCTGACCGCGGCGCCGAGCTCTTTCATCCGAAATATCTGAGGTGGGACGATGCAGCTTTTTGTCGACATGGACGGCGTCCTGGCCGACTTCGACCGGCACCACAAGGAGGTGTTCGGTTTCCGCCCCTGCAAGAAGGCCGACAACGTGGACTGGGCGGCCATCCGCGGCATCGAGGGCTTCTACCTCAACATCCCACCGATGCAGGATCTCGACGCTCTCTGGGCCCGCATTGAGCCGTACAGGCCGATCGTACTGACCGGCATACCGCTCTCGGTCGAGGAGGCTGCCGAGAATAAGCGGTCCTGGGTGCGCAAGAACCTCGGCGACCACATTGAGGTGCGATGCTGCCGCTCCCGCGAGAAGTGCTTGCACGCTGCGCCGGGCGATGTCCTCATAGACGATTGGGAGAAGTATCGGCAGCTCTGGATCGACGCTGGCGGACGATGGGTCACGCACACGAGCGCGGCCGAGACAGATCGAAAGCTTGCCGAGATAGGGCTGTAGTTGGAGGGAATCGCAGTGTTCAAGGTCGATGAAAATCATCTGAACAGACTGTCCGTCGAGCAGTTGCGACAAGAAGTTTGCGACTACGCCGGACGCTGGATCGAGCTTCAGGCTGCGCTCCGCGAGTTACCCGAACTTCCCAGCCATGAGCTTCTTCACGTGCTCGGTGATTTCGCCAGATGGCCCGCAGATCACGAACGCGGCAAAGCGATACAACGGCGCCTAGGCTCAAGCGCCGTTCCGCCAGTAAGTGAGTGTGAAGGTGGAGCGGGATGGTGGACGCTGGTTCGCGAAGCTTTGCAGGTCGCCGACAAATCCCGCTCGATCGATAATGAAAGCCTCGGACGCGATGCCTGGAACCAAGCGATCGATGCCGCAGCCGCCCGCGTTGCCCAAAGAGGCGGCAGCGAACAATTGGTTGATGCGATCAAGGAGCTGCGACTTTCCCCTTTTTAGGGCGCGAAGGTGTTCTCGCTATGTTCTCGTCATGCTATGTCACAGGACATGAGGTACAAAGTCTGGCGAACCACAGGCGCGTTTGCGCATTCGGTCTACGTGCTGATCGTTGCTGATCCGCCGGAAGGGCCAGAGACCAACTGGCGAATCTACGTGCCAGAGCCCATTCAGAGACTCGGCTTCTGGACCGGGCACCGCGGCGGACTTCTTTCGCGCTTGAAGCCGGTCTATCGCCGCGTCCTCCTCCTCCAGGGCTTCATGGTGCTCGCCGATCTCAAGCAAGTCGGTGAGCTCGAACGGCCGGCGCGCCCACGTATTCGCTTGCGACCTGGCCACTGCAAAACCATATCCGAGCCGTGAAATTTATCCCACCATGCAAACCGATTGAGCAGGACGCCCCACCAACGGGCCGTGGGTGCTGGGTCAAAACCAAGTGCCACTCGTGGCGGCATCAAAATCGTGGGAGAGGAGAAATGTTCAAACCGAGACGGGGCAAGGCGAGATGAAAAAACCTAACGGCATTGTTCCGCCGGCTGCTCGCGGGCTTTACGACACGCCATCTCGATCAAAGCGTCGGGCCAAACAGCATGGCGAGCTTCCAGAGCACCAACGGGCGGCCAAAGAAGCGAAGAACGAGGCAAGAAGCGCGAAGCGCTTGGCAGCAATGCGAGAAAGCTGGAACGAGAGACTAAAGCTTCGCTCACAGGGCATGACCTACAATGAAGCCACAAAAGCCCTGCGGGTGAAAGCAGCTGAGAATAAGGCGAGGAAGCCATGATGGACCTCAGGACATTCGTTGAGATCGTCGGAGAACCGGCGCTGCTCCCGTATCAGCGCAAGCTGCTGGATGACATGGAGAAGTTGTCTCGATGCAAAGCTCAAGATCGGCATGCCTGGAGGTGCAAGTCGCTCTACCGTCGATATGCCCGGAAAGTAGTATGCCAAGCCCAAATGGATTTCAGCAAATCATCCGCTATGAGCTCCACCGCCGTGGTGTCAAAGGTCCCGGGACTGCCTCCATCATCGTGAAAGACAACCACGCCGTCCTGCACTGGCTCTGGCAGGGCAAGGAATGCCGCGTCGTGCTGGATCGACACTACGATCGCTACATGGTCGGCGCCGACTTTAGGCACGGCCTGAACGACGCGATAGACCAGGCTTTCTTTGGACCCTGAAACGCAAAAAGGCCCCCGATCCGCTACGCCAGCGGATCGGGGGCGGTCAGCCTCAGCGGAAGGGCATAACGCTGAGGCTGCCGCGTCGCTCTCGATGTGGGTCGGAGCGCCAGCGGTTCTCAGCTATTTCCGTTCGGCAAATTTGATCTGTGGCGCCCAAGGCGCATGTTCTCCTATCGCGGTCACTGAGCGCTCCAGTTCGCCGATTCGGTGCCTCATCACAGCGACCTCGGCCGGGCTCGCCGCGTGCACAAGCATGTCGACGTCCTTCTGAAGAGACGTCAGGGTTCCGTTATTCGCGTTCGAGGACACGTAGATGATGCTGGCGATGACAGCGGAAACGAGGACGGTCACCGACACGGCCATGGACATTGCTGTACGCAGAACGTCCATTGTCGGTAGCGGCCTATTGGCATTCAAAGCCGCAAGCGCTTGCCCGACCTGCTTCATCTCCGCGAAGATCAGGTTCTGGCCTTCCTTGATCGTGTGCACTTCGGTCTTGAGCGCGTTCATGTCCGCTCGAAAGCCCGCAATCTGCCGCTCGTGCTCGTCGACCCTGCGATAAAGAGTATCTGTCATAGATGCCTCTCTGGCCACGGTAGTGTTCCTCGCTTGCTTGTGCACTACTTCGTCGACGCCGCGATGGCACGCTTGCCTGCGGCCTCGCGTGATCTAACCGCAGTCTGGAGCGCGCTTAGCTGGGCGCGCACCGCATCCTTCTCGGTACGCTCGCACGAAACCGCCTCTTCGATTTCGTGCACTTCGTACTCTTGCTTCTCGGGCAGACATCTCACCTCGAGCCTCGGCTTGAGGAGAGCCGCTGGGACTGGCCGCACGGCCACCGGCTCGGTAACCACTGCGTTAGTGGATGCGCAGCCGCTCAGCAGGAACCCGGCACAGACGACAATGCTCGGAAATCTGAATGGTCGTTCTGCGGGTGCGGAGCTCCTGCAGCTCCTTATCCCGACGCGCTTGCTCTGCATCGAGCTTCTCCAACGAAACTTTATCCTCAGCCTCGAGCTCGATGTCAGAGGCTTCGAGCACCGCTTTCACCCGGCCACTCGAAGCTCTGATTTTTTCGACCCAGACCGCGTCTTGCTCTCGCCGGGCTTTCCTGTCGACGCTACACCTGTCCAAGAGATGCAACGGCAGCAGCAACAACACCGCGAGCCCAAACCCCTTGACCAGGTCCAGCATCAGAAGCTCCACCCGAAGAGACAAGTTGACTTGCACTGGGATGCCGGCGCGCCGGCGCGCCGGTAGACAACCTTCGCAGGCACCTCGACCGGCGGCGCCGCCCTTGCAGCGGCCAACTCGAGCCTAGCGTCCGCCAGTTCACGATCGAGAACCGCCTTCTCGCCGGCCAACCTCTTGAGAGCAGCTTGCTCAGCCAGCCGTTCCTCGGTGAGGATCGAGATTTCATCCTGCGCCGCGGCTAGACGCGCTTCATAGCGCTCGCTGACGGTCTGCGCAGTTACGACGACGGAGATGGAAAGCAGGACCAGCACGAAGCCTGCGACGCTAGGCGTGGAGAGCCCCGATACGATCTTCCGGAAGATCCTCTTGAGGCCGCCGCCTATTGACCATAGGAGCGCAAGGGCGGGCTTTTTGAGCTCTCCACTTAAAGCCCCTTCCGGCCCAGAGATGCCGCCCCTGCTAGCTCCCCCGCGAAAGTATGCACGCACCGCCTGGAACAGCGTCCAGAGGCGCAGCCGAATAGCCTGCCACTTCGTCATGTGATGTCTCCTGTGATGGCTGGATCAGCGCGCGACGTTCTTGCCCTGACGCGCGTCGTCGACCCGGAATTTTTCGATCATCTCGAGCAAAGCGTAGATGCCCAGCGCGATTAGCCCGGCGCAGAACACCGCCAGCCCCAGATCGGATTTCAGCCAGCCGAGAAGATCAAAGCTCCGTGACGCAACCGTGCGGACCTTGTCCGCCTGGTCTAAGACCGCAGTCACGTTCTCGCCGCCGGTCACGAGTTGATCCGTGGCTGTCGAGATGCCAAGAAACGTGAGAGCTCGGCGGATCAGCATCTTGCCAAACTGCGTAATCTTGACGATCCGAGAGCCGCGCTCGGCAAGCTCCGTGGCCGTGACCGATACAGACGACGGCACCGGCATCGGCTTAGCCGCGTCCGAAAGCAGTACGCTGCGTTCGTGCTCGGTGAGCACCCCATCAGTGGCGAGCGCATTCTCGGCCTCAAACGCGAGAACTGCGGAGCGCGTGCGAGGGCCAAACTCACCATCAGCGCACCCGGCTTGGTAGCCGAGCTCGAGAAGCCGCTCTTGAATTTTCCGAACGTCATCGCCTTTGACGCCGAACTCGAGATTGCTGACTGGAGCTGGCTCATCACCTTTCCCGAACACCGCTGCCCGCACTCTCTCGATCGGGAACAACGGGTTGACGTCGGCTTTCCGCCCAGGAGAGATCTCGTAGTGTGTCGTGATATCAGCGATCGTCGGGTAGGCTTTCACAAGCGCCCTACACATCGCAATGACAGCGTCGATTTGCTCCGAGGTGTAGGGGAGCCAGTACCCCGGACCGTGCTCCTTGGTCGTCTTCTGGGCGATCTCAGACGGCGCGAAGTAGTCGGCCGCCTTCTTGTGGAACCAGGCTTTGCCTTCCTTGGTAAGGACGCCCGGATTGACAATTTCGATGCCGATCGAGAACCAGTTGACGTCGGACTTGCCCTTGAACGAGCTCTTGCCGGCGTGGTAGGCGCGGCGATCGAACTCGACCATCTGCGTCGCAGATCCGTCCCGCTCCAGCACGACGTGCGCGCTGGTGGTGCAGGATTTCGACTTGAACCAAGCGACACTGTTAAGGGGCGTAAGCCACCCCGCCGTATCATGCAGAACAATGCATCGCGGTGAGATCCTGTTGCGTCGATCGTAAGCATTGGCCTCGACGAAAGACACAGGCGTGAAGCCGGTGAAAAGGCGGTCTGCCTCCACCCTGAAGGATGCCATTTGGTGTTCTCCGAATGCGCTTAGTGCGCGCCGATGATCGACGTGTTGGGATTGCTCGGATAACCAGAGCCAACGGATGAGGCCGCCTCTCGAGCTACCTCGGCACCTGGATCGCTGATTTCCCCACCGCCACCAGACTCTCCAGGTCCAGATGGAGGGAGCTCGGCATCGATTGCAGTCGTGTAGCCGCTACTCTCGATCTTGTGTTTTGCGGTCTTGATGCGCCAGAGACCGTCGGCGCTCCCCGGGCGCACGCCAATGACCGTAAGCGGCATCTCGGCGCCAACCCGCGGATTGCCAACGATCGTGATGCTGAGATTCCCCTCGCCGCGCTTCATGCTCGCAGCCTTGCTTTCAGCATCGGCCTCGGCCTCCTCCTTGTCGCGATGCAAGTAGTTGAGGAGGTGCTGTGGGCCCTGAGAACTGGAAGCTTTGACTTCCTTCTCCTCCGCGGCGTCGCGGTCCCAGTATTTGCCTACGGCTTCGGAGTGCTTCGGACGATCCATCGCCTTGGCGTTGAAGTCGATCACATCGGACCCGCCAGCCAGCGGGCCGATGATCGTGACGCCACCGAGGAAAATCCCCGAGGCGCTTTTGCCCTCGCCCCGCTTGGTCATCAGGAGACGGCCGTTGGCGACCTTGAATAGCCCGTCATGCTTGCGCGCCAGGTTTGTCAGGAACGCCATATCGCTTTCGGCCGTCTGCGGTAGATCCTTGTAGAGAAAGCTCGCCATGGAAGGCGACACCATCGCCTGCAAGTCGTGCCGGCCGGCGATCTCCTGGACGATCTGTCCGAGTGTCTTGTTTTCGTAGGCGGCGTTACGCGTTTGCTTAAGCGCGCCGGCCATGTCAGCCGCGCGGCCGGTAATCGTGACCTGCAGCGGGTAGCCACTCGTGTCGACGTCATCGACAGTGAAGAGGCCCATGAACACGAGGCCGGTTTCGAGGTAACCCATACTGATCGAGAGGAGCGATCCGCGAGCTGGCAGGACGATGGCCGCGTCGCGGTCGTCGAGCGTCATCGAAAAGCCATCCGACTGGTTTCCCTCGTTGTCGGTCACCTCGAGTGACACCATTCGATCATTGAGCCCGCCGAGCCCGCCTGAGACAGAGAAAGCTGGCGTCATGGGTCAGTCCCATAGCTTGACGGTGTGTGTTACGATCGGGTCCACGATGTCGGGGAAGGTGACGGGTGTGCCGATTGGGAGGATTTCGGGGAGACTGCTCAGGCCATAATTGGCAGGATGCTCAAGCACCTCCTCCACCCGGCCCTCGGTCTTGCCGTACACTCGCCAGCACATTAGATCGACCATGTCGCCCTGCTGCGCTCGCTCAATTCTAAGGACCATAAATTCCCCCTTGACGGTACGCAGTACGTACCATATACTGAGGCATGATCATTGATTATGCCTGTGAAGACACCGCCAACTTTTCTCTCACGGGAAAGACCAAACGGGGCTGGCAAAGTGCCGCCGATGTCGCGAAGCGAAAGCTAGATCAGCTTAATGCGGCGACGAGGCTCGAGGACCTCCGACAGCCTCCTGGGAATCGACTTGAGGCATTGACGAAGAAGCGACAGGGTCAACATTCGATCCGGATCAACGATCAGTGGCGGGTCTGTTTCGTCTGGACCGAACTGGGGCCATCACAAGTCGAGATTGTCGATTATCACTGAGGAGCAGATCAAAATGGCTAAGACCACCTATCCAGCTCCCGCACTCCTGGAGATGAAGCGGGTAACCACGCATCCCGGCGAAATGTTGCGCGAAGAGTTTCTCAAGCCGCTCAACATGAGCGGATCAGCTCTCGCAAGGGAGCTCGGCGTCCCTCCCAATCGCATCAGCATGATTGTCTCGAAGGGTCGCTCTATGACTGCTGACACCGCGATCAGGCTCGGTCGCTATTTCGGGATGTCGCCGGAGTTCTGGATGAACCTGCAGGCGATGTACGATCTGACGTCGGCGGCTACCAAGAAGCGCAGCAGCTACACCAAGATCAAAGCTCGCGAGCTCGTAGCTGCCTGATCAGAACGGCGCGCCGTCCTGGCCGTAGGCTACGAGATCAATGTCGAATTCAACCATGCGCGGCTCGCCAGTCGGGAGGAAGTACCGCTGCACGTCGTGGATCAGCGTGATGCACCAGCGGCCATAATAGCGGCCGTAGCCGCTGACCACGCCGCGCGGCTGGCCCTTCGCCGCCTCCTTCCGCATGTTCTCGAGCTGGCCGAAGCCGCCAAAATAGTGCGGGTAGATGACGCCGTGTAGGGAAACTCGCTCTTCCCCAGGCCCCAAGAACTGCATGGCCGGCCGACGGCCGATCCGGTTCACAGCCTCCCAGCGATACTCGAACGTTCTGTCGAGCTCCTCCGGAGCAAGGTTGTTGATCGCAAGCCGGTACGGCCCGATGCCGATAAGCGTCGTTCCCATCCGATCCTCATTGCAAGTGGTTTGATGGTGCCGAAATCACCTTCGGCACCATCGTTCTCTACGGAGCAGAGTGCGGGGCGTCCGAGAGAGCGCCGCGGAGCTTGGTGCTGACGGCTGAAGCAGCCGCAGCGCCGATCGCATTCGGATCGGCGTTGGTCTGCGCGTTTACGGTCACCGAAACGCTGATGTTCGGTGGCGCCTGCTTGACCTCAACCGTCGGCCCCTTCGCCTGGATCGTCATGCCCTGTGGCATGCCATGCTGGCCGTCCGCTGCGGTCTTCCGAGCCAGAGCCTCCGGCACCCCAGTCTGTGAGATGTGAGGTTCGGCAGCGTCGCCACCCTTCAACCAGTTCCAGGCCCCGTCCACCCATCCTGATACTCGCTTGCGCGTCGCATCCGTGCTCTTGTCCATCTCATCCATCTGCTGAAGAGAGTTGTTCCAGAGCCACTTCAGCCACTCGGGCGCATCGGGGAAGATGACGTCGAACTTGATTGGGTCCTTGGCGAGTTGCTTGAGCTTGTCCCAGTTATCGTAGAGCAACAACAGACCTTCGATCGCGAGGCCGACCAGCAGGACGCGGCGAAGCAGTCGGAAGGCTGCTGTCGCGACGCCTAGAGCGCCGGCAAACCGGTAGATCGTCGGTATGATGCGGCCTAGCGATGCCAGTCCGCCGGCCACGCCGGCGAGCCCTGCAAAGCCAAGCCGCGTGAGAAACCGCAACGGCCACGCAACCGCCCAAAGGACGCGCGCCGCCGGGGCGAGTGCTGCGATGGACATAGCAAGCAACCCGAGCGGCAACATAATCGCGGAGAACATGGTCATGCCGATAGCCAAGCCCGCCGCCCACTTGAGCCAGCCCGCGTCCTCGCGCCCCTCGGACACGTCAGCCATCCAAATGGCGAAGCGCTTCAGGTAACCCATATATGGCTCGAGAGCCTTATCGCGCAGGTTCGCGAACGTATTGCCGAGGATCTGCAGGTGAGCGTTCAGGCCCTTAACGCGCTCGATGTACTCACGCTGCATCGAGCCATGTCTCTCCTCCTCATTGACGAGACGGAGGGACTCCTCGAGCAATTTCAGGTTTGCCACTAGGGGCACAAGAGCATCGGTAGCTCTCATGCCGCCCAGGGCCGCCAGAAGACCACCTTGCTGTTCGGCAGGTAGCTCAGCAATTCTCCCAAGGATATTTTGGATCGTGCCGACCGTATCCTCGCTGAGCCCCTTGGCGATAGCTTCGGGTGAAAGCCCAAGCACTTTAAGAGCGTTCTTCGTCGTCGAGAGACCTTTCTTGAGGTTCTTGATCTCGGCATTGTCGAAGCCCATCCCCTTGAGCTCTTTGTTTGACATCTGGACGCCAGCAGCCTGCTGCAATCGCACCAGCAATGTACGAAGGCCGGTTGCTGCAACGTCTTGGCGGACACCGGCGGCTAGCTGCGCCGAGCCGATTGTCAGGACTGACAAGATCCCCTGATCACCACCGATCGCCTTCCCAAGAGAAGCATTGCGGCGCATGATCTCGAGGATGCCGGCTTCTGTTGCAGCGCTGTTGTTTGCGACGTGGTTCATCGCGTCGCCCATTTCACGGAGCTCCGGAACCGTGAGGTCGAGTGAGCTTTTGAGCCTGGCGAGCGTCTCAGATGCTTGGTCGACAGGAACACCGAATGCGACAGCGAATTGCGCCGCCGTTTCCACGTAGTTCTGGAACGCTTGCGGCATGTTCACTTCGTCGGGTCTGACGACCGCCGATTTCGCGGCCTCCTCGGCGAGCTTCATGATCTCGTTTCGAGCGAGCGGGATGCGATACGACAGCCTCCGCAAGGCGTTCGACGTCTCGTCGAACTGCTTCTGAGTGCCTGGAAAGACCTTCTTCAAATCGAGAACTTTGTCCTCGAAGTCACCGTAAGCCTTCACGGCGGCAACTATCGGGAACGTTGCGAAAGCCCCGATGCCGCCCGTGTGAGAAAAGCCACGACCTACGGTTCTGAGATTTCGCATCTGAGCAGCAAGGCGGCCAAGGCGCGCCTGCGCAGTGCCGGCGGCATGACCCATGCGATTGATGCTGGATGTGGCTTGCGTGGTCGAAGATGCGATGCCGGTATTGGCAGCCGTAACATTCTGCTGCATCTGCCGATAAGACTGCGACACCCGCCTCGCCGGCCCGGTGAGCCGGTCAACGAGGCGGATAAGGATCGAGACGTCAAAGCTCATGTGCCCCCACCATTCTTAGTGGCGTGCATCTGCTCCCAGCGGTTCAGCGCCTTCGCATGAAACGAGCAAAGCTCGCCCCACTCAAGGCGCTCGAGATCGCTAAGTGACCAGTGGAAGACGATGGAGATGTCGGCGAAGACGTCCTGCCAAAAGCGAGGATTTATCTTTTTGCTCGCCTCTTCCTCGACAAAAAACCGTTGACGACATCACCCAGCGCATTGATGTCGGAAGCATCCATTTCGTCGATGACCTGCTCTTCGAGCCCGGTCAGTAGTGCGAAGAACGGGAACATATCTTCAGGTCCGATCTCATCGCCTTTCGGCAAGAAGCGCATGTCGCTTCCCTTCGGCCGCCTGACTTTCAGCGTGGCGATCAGCGCGCCCTTGTATTCAATCGGGAACTCAAGTGGGAGATCAGTAACTCTGCTTGGTTGTGCCATGGTGCCCTCCAAAAGAAAGCGGCGCCCACAAGGGGCGCCGCTCACAAATTCAGCGTTGTTTGGTTTATCGTTCGACTGACGGCTTGGTGACCCAGTATCCCTCAAGCTCTCCAGGCAACCTCACTCGATAGAGTTCTCGAAGTAGATCGGAACGCTCTACAACAACCTCGGTGCCCGGCTGGAACTGCCGACATTCACCCGCACGCGCTTGCCCTTCGAGGAACTTAATGAATGCGGCTTCGTCACGCTGAGCTGCCAGCTCAGACAATCGATCGTTGACGTCTTCTGATTTGCAGCCCCACGCGTCTCGAACCACCGTGGCCTTCTTGCCAACGAGAACGGCCGCCTTCGCAGGCGTTCCTTCAACCAAGTCATCCGCTCGGAAGAGCCAAGTGTAGCCGCCCCACACCGCCAGGATGACAATCCCCAAGAGCCACTCTTTCCGCATTCTCGCCCCCTCCAGTCATCGGAAATCGGTCCAATGAGTAACAGCTACGCACCATCGCGACAACGCGGGGTTGGCCAGCCCGGCTCGGCCGGGGGGATGAAAAAAGCCGGGGATAGTTCAAGGGTTCGGGGAGTAAAACAACTTCAATTCCGGATTAACGAAACCTAAGCGTTTTCAGCTACTTACTTGATGCAAAGCAACATCTGGCATATGGTTTTCATGCTAAACGCAGCAACGCGGCTCGCCTGGGTGTTCTGAGCACCCAGACGAGCCTGACCTCGAACAATGGAGACATATTCCATGCCCGAAGCTGGCAGAGTTCATAGCACGCCCACGTGTCCGGTGGCATGCATCGCCCTCGCGGCGGCGGCGATCATCCAGCACCTGGATGATGCACCGTTAGATGAGAACAAGCGCTTGTTCGCCCTCGAGCAGCAAGCCGCACGGCTCGAGGCGGCGAGCCGAGAGGGGGCGATTTTTCAACTGGGCATTATCCTCTCCATGGTCGACGAGATCGCGTCTCACGTCCCTGAGGAGAGTCCTGCATTCCAATCCACCGAGACGCATCTGCACGACGCAAAGCGGATGCTGTTGTCTCTCGTGCGCTTCATAGAGCTCGCCTCGACGAAAGAGGTCCTGCGGGCTTTCTACTTCGGCAACGAAGACCAGGTGCGCCCAACTTGAATGCGAGGCGGAGACGCCTCGCATCATCGTTTTCTAGAAACCCAGGTTGACCCGCATCCGCGAGAGCTGATCTTCGCCGTTGATGATCCGCACGCCATTGTTTGGATCGATCTCGACCAGGTTCTGCTCTCCGTGCCGGATCTTGAGATAGTGAGGATTGCCCTGGACCGTGATTTCGGTCTTCGCACCAGCGGTCCAGGCGCCAGGCTCGATCGAAGTCAGCAGCGTGCGCGTATTCACGATAACAGCGCGATCTGCACCGTTCTCACCCACAAGGTGGCCGCGGAACGTCAAGGGCACGAGCTGGCCAGGAGCCTTGCCGAACAACGTGTAGACTTGGTTGTCGATCGAGAAGAGTTTGAACTCGATTTCCAGCGCCTCCATGCCGAGGTCAAGCAGGATCGGGATATCCATTCCGCCGCCGCGGAACTCCTCAGTCTTGATTTTGAGGGCCGGGATCTTGCACTCCTCGCCTTCGCCGAATTTCGGCGTGCCATCGAGGTGGACTGCGAAGTTGCGCAGGATGAAGGGGAGAGCCATCGGGGATGCTCCTCGCTAAGCGAACTCGTTTTCAGGGATGGGTGGGGTCGGTGACGGTTTTTTTGCATCCCGTCACAGACTTTTACGCGATGGCTTACTGGGTCAGCTCACGCACTACGCGCTCGATGACCTCCTCGTAGTAGGAGCCGTTGCGATAGGCGTGGAAGATGAGGTGCTCGAGCGGCGCCGGTGGCTCGATATCAAAGCTAACCGTCAGTTTGCCGGCCTGTAGCTGAGCCGGGGTGTTGACCTCGGGATCGATCCACGCGTTGCCGCCGAGGATCGCGCCCACCGCCTTGAGATGGCGGAGGTAGGCGTTCACGCTCTCCGGGATCTCGAGGATGTTCTGTGCCGTCAGCGGCCGGTCGATGGCCCAGAGGAACGCCTGCTCGATGCTCTCGTAGACCATGTCGGCAGTGCGGCGCACCGCCAGGAACGCCCAGAGAGGATCGGTGGCCGTCGTGCGGTTGCCCCAGAGGCGGAAGCCATCGTGCCGAATGACCGTCGCCACCTCGTTCTCGTTCAGGTAGTTGGCCTGCGAGTTGCGATCCGAGATGTTGAAGTCGATCGGGCGTGCCGTGCCGATGACGCCGTTGATGATCTGGTTCGACGGCGACCACCAGAAGCCCTTTTCGCGATCCATGCGCGAGATGACGCCGCAGACGGCCGCGGAGCCGGGCTTGGCGATCGGAGAGTCCAGATCGGTGTCGTAGACAAGCACGTGAGGGTCGACGATATAGACGCGCTTCGAGCCGAAGTCGCCGCGATACTCCACAGCCGCCTCGTCAGTCGAGTTGGGACCGTCGGCGACGATGATCGCGCGCAGGCGATCCGCAACACCGAGCAACTCGGCGACTACAGGGTTTGCCGCGTCGCCGACATTGGTCGTCGCCGTTGCACCGCTGCCGACCGCGCTCGCGGTAGCGACCGTCGCGCCGGCGGTATAACCCCATCCGGACCGGGTAACCTCGTAGCCAGATACCGCCCCGAGAAGGAGTGTGGCAGTGGCCTCAGCGCCCACGCCGGCGCCGCCCGTGACGGTGGCCGCAAGTGTCCACTTGTCACCAGCGACGAAAGCGTCATCGCCAGCAGCAATCGAAAAATGGATGCCCATCCCATCGTAGGGCGTCCCGACCTCGCCAGTGCCGACCACGCCGCCCAAGGGGTCCTTGACGCTGAAGGCGGTGGGGCTCGTCATCTCGACTTCGTAACTGCCCGGGAAGAAGTTGGAGCCGTACGTCGGGTTAGCGAGGGTCAGCACGCCGTCACCGGCGTTTCCGGACGCCGCAACAGGAGCTGCAACAGTCTTCGTGGCGTCGGCCGGATAGATGACGACAGTGGGAGGCGTGGTGCCGTAGCCCGTGCCGGCGGCTCCAGGAACGACCTGCGTGACCGCCTCGTCGATCCGCTGGCCCGTGAAACCGGGCGCACAAAGAAGCTTCGGCGCGATGCCGACCTTCGCGCGCGCCGTCAGCGCCGTCCAGACACCGGTCTTCTCCACGACGGATCCGAGAATGTTCGACCAAGTGTCGAACAGGTCCTCGCCCTCCTCGACGCGCGTAACGATGACTGCCGCGGCATCTTGCTTGTAGATGCTCTCGACAGCGTCCTTCAGGGTGCCGCTATTTCCGAGCAAAGTCGCCTTGCGAGGCTCGGAAAGAAGAAGGACAGGCTGGCCAATGGGGAATACGGCCGCGTCCGCATCGGGCGCAGTGCCGAAGACATGGATGACGGACGAACGGACCGTGGTGATCGGGCGAATGCCGTTATCGAGCTCGACGATCTCGATACCGTGCAGAAACTGTTCTGCCATAGGGCTCTCCTGCGGGAAGGGCAAAGAAAAAGCCCGCCGGTGAGGGCGGGCTTTCAGGTTCAAGCCGATGCCTCCCAGGGTTATTCCCAGAAGGCGTTGTCGGCGTAGTTGTCAGGGATCGGGTCCATCTGCTGGAGCAGAAAGCTTGCGGCCCAGATCGGCTGCCTTGCGACGCGCGCAGCATCGAGGATGACCATCCAGTCCATCGCTGATATTTCAGCGATCCCGGTCTCCGTAAAGATCGTCGTGAGCGGATCACTCCCGTTGCCGAGTGCGATAGCCGCCTGAGCGGCATCCGTCACCTCGCGCCACCCATCCATGTCTCTATCGGTGGTTCCGATACGATGAACGCCGCGGCCGTCCCCGAAATTAAAGTCGAAGCCTAGCCCTAACCGCCGCCGACGCTCAGAAATCACATCATCCGGCGAGGGCGGCGGGTCCGGAATTACCTCGACCCCGATGCCACGATCGGCGAGCTCCTCTGGTGTGGCATGTTGCAGCCAGTTTGCGGGATACCGGATGCTCTCGAGCTCAAACGGCGTGCCAACCGGGACCTGACCTCTGCCCGGGATGTCGTAAAGTTTCATCCTCAGCTCCAGCTAATGTCGGCGCGACCGACTGCGCCGTGGCCGCCGTCATAGCCGCCAATTCCACCGTCCCCACCGACCCCCCTATTCCCCACCACGATCGAGAGTATTGTTCCGGCGCTCAGAGCCCCCCTGGAAAATGTCTTTTTTACGTAGGCACCCGAACCGCCACCGCCGCCGGTTGCCCCCGTCGATCTGGCTCCACTTCCCCCGCCACCAGGGGGCGAGCCGTTGTTTCCGGCGCCTGAGTTTGACCGAGGCGCGCCGCCCGTTCCGCCGTTCGGAGCGTTGCCGCCGCGGTTGCTCCCCGCACCAGTTCCACCGCCTTGACCACTGGTGTTGGTGTCGCCGCCAGAGGGAGTGCCGCCGTTGCCGCCGGCACCATTACTGGTCGTTGTCACAGTTGTGCCGCGATCACCGCCTCCGGCGATCAAGGAGAGGGCAGCAATGGTAGTAGCGCCTCCATTGGTGCCGCTGGATGCGTTATTGCCCACAGCTCCACCACTTGCGCCGGCCCCCCACATCTCGATAACGAGCGCATTGAAATGCGGAACTATAAAGTCGTGCGTGCCAGCAGTGGTGAACGAACTCGACCCGGGAATGACCGGAGGCTCGGCCGCGAATAGGCCTGGCGGCAGCATCAATCCTGGGAGGGCCATCACCCAATGTCCTTTGCGAGCACAGCCTCGATTTCTGTCGAGCTGTGGGCGTACCAATGGAGCGCATCGACCGTTCCGGCTTCCGTAGTAAGCGACGGCCCTATTTTTCCGGGGAACTCCCAGTTCGGTGCAAACGCGAGCGTTCTTCCCGCGGCATCTTTCTTGATGCGTATTGTTCCTGATGTGCCAGGTGCGACGTTGATCGGGTTTCCAAGAGTGCGGTTGCCGCCAAGTGTGACTACGAAGTTGAAGCCCTGGCTCATATCGACGACAATGGTCCCGGCATCCGTAAGTGTAACCGGAGCCGCGGCATCGAAGATCTGCTTAGGCGTGAGCGCAGATGTGTCGTCGGCTTTGGCGCGAAACTGCTCCGCAGTCGCCTTCGGGACAGTGATGACGCGGTTATCGGTTAGGTCCCCACCGCCGACAGCGAGCCCGTCGCCGGTCACAGTGATGGCGCCACCCGCCTTGCCGTCGACGGATGCAGTGCTCGCCTTGCCGTTAAGCTCGGCTTGGAGCCCATCCACATCTCCGATGCTGTGAACGTGCTGGGAGAGCGCCAGAGCAAGGCTGGCGAGGGTGTCGTGATGCTCCTCGAGCGCGGCCTGCACGTTGCCTGCAACGAGGTTCACAATCGGGGCCACAGCTATGCTTTCTGCAGGCAACACGCCTTCAAGGAGCGCATTGAGGATGTCCTCAGCTCCATCTATCGCTTCGGCTAGCGTCTCGACCTGATTGCGCAACGCCTGAACCGTTGCCTCTACGCCATCAGTGGCCTGTGTGATCAGCAGGATCTTATCGTCGATCTGTTGCTGCAGGTTAGCAACCGCCCCGCTGATTTGCTCTGTCAAAACGGCAAGGCCACGAGCCACCAAGGCGTCGGTGCTGGTATCTAGGTTGGCCAGCTTGCCTTCAAGATCGGCAGCCCGACGATCGAGGTCCCCAACAACTTTGTTCCAAAACTCTTCGCTCAGTTCGGTTGTTCGGGTCGCCTGATATTTTTCAAACTGGCTCGACATAGCCGTTCTCCTGAGAGCCGATTATGCTTTGCTCGGCGTGAAACTCCTGACCTGATCGAGAATGGTCAAAAGCACATCGCCACGAATCTTGTGATTGTCGCGCGGCAGTAGTTTTGCGCGCCCCATCGTGACGACACCGTTTAGCTTGACCTGATAGTAAGCTTCAGGGTCGATCTCTGATCCGCCAAGTTCCTGTTGGTTTTCAGCCATCACCGCTTCTCCGAAGTGAGAAATAAAACAGGCGGGAGTATCCTCCCGCCTGCATGCGTGGTTTGAAGTCAGAGCGCTTAGCCTCAGTACGCGATGTGCACACGCTCAGCGATCGAGAACAGCTTAAGTGCTGATGACGTCGAGCCGGTGATGTCTACCTTGAATGTCGACGTCGGGCTGACCGCAAAACGCGCCGTTCGTTCGATCACGTTCTCACTGATTTGACGATCCGTCACCGTACCAGGCGTCTCGAGTGAACCGCTGACACTGAGGCGGATATTGCAATCATGATCCACCTCATCGAAGTCGACCAAGCGGCAGATCACATCAATCTGCTCACTCGCTGCGGACAACGTAACGTCGCTGGAGATATGCCGGAGACTAGTGCGAGGTCGCGACACGTTGACTCGAGATCCGGAGATCCCGATCCCCGGCATAACGTCCTTAGTGCCCAGGAATACCGCCCTAAAGTGCAGAAGCGGCGGCAGCCCGGCTAGCGGCATGGTCTCGATCTCCTGAAGACTGTGCCACTTGCCATCACTCGTCTGCACTTCATAGTGCAGCTCCGTGGCATCCGGAATGGTAGCTTCGGAGATGATGTCGATATCCGTGATGCCGCCCGAGAGCGACAGCGGGTTCAGTTCCACCTCAACCCGCGGAGAACGGAACGAAGCGAATTTGAGATCGAACATCAGGTCCTTGGTGAGATCGCCTTGGAAGAACGCGCCGTCCGTCGAGTAGAACAACGTGCCTTCCGCGAATTTCGTACCCTGCGTCGTCTCGACAAAATGGTTGCCTGGCGTTGTCAGGACGATGGCGTACCTCTGGCCGGCCTTAAGAAAGGTTGCCGGGAAGGGTACGTTGGTGGCGACGGACTTTGAAGCCGGGCTCGTCTTCATGCTCGATTGAGCGAGTGTTGTCTGGCCAATCACCGCATTGAGGTTGGGCCGTCCACCTTCGGTCTCGCAAAGAACGACATCAACGTTACCAGTGGCTGCCACTGTCGTGAAATAAAGATTGATGGATGTCAGCCACCCATCTTGAGAGTTGAGGAACGTCTGAGCGATCTGCGATCCTGAGACAGCATGGTCAACCTTGACCTGATCCCAGTAGGTGATCTTGACTGTATCGTACCAGTAGCCCACGTAGCGATAAGGCGTGTACCAATAGTATGGCCAGGGGCTGAGCGCGTAGGCTGGCAGCGGCGCCCAGACGTCCCCCGGGAGCGCATACGCCGTATAAACCGCATCATAGCCATAGCGCCACGCGTAGGCGTACGGATAGTACCCCCAGCGATAGCCCCAGCGAATGCGGACACGCGTCTTGGTCTTCTTGACCATCTCGTGTGTCTGATACTGGTACTGCGAGATCGAAAGCGTGCCTGCGCGCGGGCCAACTGAGATACGCGTCACCTCATCATGGGCCGGCAACACGAAGCCGCTTGCGACCTTCACGTGCGGGTTTACGGGGTTGAAGACTTGCAGAACGGTCTCGTTCTCCGCCTCCTTAGCGAAGCGAACGCCTTCCTCCACCGCGGCCAAATAGTTGACGTTGCTGGTGTCGGATTTCGAGGCATCCGAGAAGCGATCGGCGCCGTAGTCACTAGCATCATCCGGCAGTTCGGCTTCGGCCTTGAGGCGAGCGAGGTCAGCATAAATTGGCGTCAAGTTGACTGCCGATGACTGCTGCCCAATCTCATCTATCTGATTGTTGAGGCCGGAAATGTCCGACGCGATCGTATCGAGGCGCTGGCCAGTCTGATTGCGCCAGCCCTCAAGGTTAGTCAGTCGGAGACTGTTGCCATAGACAGATGGAAGTCGGTTATCTTCCACCATCGTGATTGACACGATGCCGGTAGTTGCGAGCAGCACATAGGCGATTACAAGCACAGTGCTGTCTGTCACTGGATTTTGCGGGCTTGCGCCCTCGACCCCCTGCACGACGCCGATGTTGGCATAACGCCGTTCGAGCATGTTAACTGACCGCGGCTCTGTAGCGTTGGTCTCTGGGTCGAGAAGATAGTCTCGCACCGCCGCACCGGTTTCTTCGGTCGTCCCCCAAGTCGTGATCGCGATGATCCGCTGGGTCGTCAGCGGCAGATTGTTAAGCACGCTGAGCACAACGGCCTCGTTGCGCGCATAGGTCCTGCCCTCCCTGTAGAGCCGCCCAGGCGTAAGCGTAAGTTCGGCTGTTGCGGTCTTCGAGACTTGGAAGCCCACGAACTTGAAGCCCGGATCAATACCATCCGCGACAGTGTGATCATCACGATCCCGACTGTAGGACTGCATGTTCATGTAGTCTTCAGCCTGAATTTCCTGGTCATCGCGAATAAGTACGCGGTTTTCCATCTGGGTCTCCTATTAGAGAACGGACACGGTTGACCGCATCTTGAGAGAGCCATCAAGCAGATAGCCGTCTCCGAATGTTCTGGGTCGCACCGTCGCTGTATCGAGCAGGATCCGGTCACGCATTGCCTTCGACGAGACAACAGCGCGTTTCACTGAGGTCAACTTCGACTGATCCTGCTTGCCGGGCACCTGCCCAACAAACCCTCCAGCGAAGTGGCGATAGACAGGTTTTCGGCCGCGGATCTGGACGAGCAATTCCGCGCTGAAAGGTTTCATCCCGATCCGCTGACGCCCTGCAAAAGTCCTCGCCCCGCGCGATGTAGGGGCGCGCCGCTTATCGTGAAGATAGAGTCGGCTATAGGTTCGCAAGTAAGCGGTTGTCGGCGGCAAGAACTTCTTGCGGAGGCACTGGCCGGCGAACTGGGATCCGAACATCGCCTCGCCGAACTCCTTCACGTCCTCGGCCTTGAGGTCGATGGGCGTGAGAGACGGCGCCGCGGCGCGCAGCATGCGGTAGGCCGACTGATCGTTGCCGATCGTCGTGAGACGGTACTGCAGCATCCGCGACTCAGCGGTGGACTTCATCGGCATCTTGGTGCCGGCGAAGCTGCGGCAGAACTGCTTCAGTCTGGGCGAGTAGTGCTTGACTGAGATCTCATCGTAGCCATCCTGAGTCGCAACGAACGGATCTTCGCTGATCGACCGCCAGGAAAGCTCCGTCTCCTCGCCAGTCGCGAGCGGATGTGAACCCTTGTCCCAGAGAAATACCCGCGTGCCCGTGCGCTTCGCCGAGTTGCTCTTGTGGGGGACATGGTAACCCGCAAAGCAATGACTCGTGGCGAACTGGGCGCGAGGATGGCCGATGCCGCGTTCGCGAAAGCGATAGATGCGCAGCTGCGGGAAGCGATTGAGGAACGCCTGATGTTCCTCCGGCGTGGTCGAGCGGCCGCCGAAAATCTTGATCGGCGGGCGGATCGCCCGCAACAGTTCGCCGCCGGCGATCTGGATGTGATCGGCGATGCCGTTGAGTGTGCCCTTGTGACGATGCAGGTGGAACCAGCGGTCGATCAGCGCGCGCTTCTTGTCCTCGGGCCAGTTGTTCTCCCAGACGTCGATCGAGAACTCCCACCCCAGCCAGGGCAGAAGCGCGGCCGGGATCTCCTGAGCGTCCTTGATCGTGTCGATGGGGATCGGCACGCGGTAGAGCTGCTTTGTCGTTCCCGCCAACGCACGCTCAAACGCGGTCGAGTTCGGCGGCAGCAGATGATCGCTCACGACAGAACCTCGGTGGTTATGTTCACGGCGTCACACCAGGCAGCGCCATCAACGCCGGGATCGATATCGCCGACGGGGCTCGTCATGAGGACGTCCTCTACGCCGGCAACCATTGCCGCCGCTTCGAGCGCCTTCTTGTAGATGATGCGCCCGACGCGGTGCCGGTCTGCGGCGTACTTCTGGATCGCCGCCGCGGCTCGCTCGTGCAGCAGGTTCGCGTCCGGGCCGACCGCCATGGAAAGCTTGACGGTGACCGTGTAGGGAATGATCGTCGCCGGCTTCACCGTGAGGACGTCCGTCAGCGGTCGCTTGTAGTCGTCTGACAGAGCGAGGCGCACAGCCTCGACGATCGAGGCCGCCGCTGAGCCATCGCCGTCCGATGACAGCACCGCAACTGTAACCTCGCCGGTGTAGTCACGCGGCCGGTAGACGCCGACGTCCTTGACCTTCACGTGAGCTGACATGGCATGGTAGCGGTAAGCACCGCGCGGTCCGGCCGCCGCATAGGCTTCGATGATGAGCTGAATGCGCTCACGGAAACGCTCGTCGCTCTCCCAGACGTTCTCAGGAACCGTGGGCGGGTCAGCGGCCTGCACGAGCATACGCCGCGCACCGTAGTTGGCTCCCAGATTGTCGAGATCGCCTCCCTGCGCGGTCGGCAGAAGAACAGCCTTCACAGCGCGGTTGACGCGCGCACGAATGAGCATCTCTCGATACGCGCAAACCTCGAGAACCTTGATCGCTGGATCGCTCTCGAGCATGGCGACGTCGTAATCGAGACCCTCATTCTCGAAGCGCTTGACGAGGTCCGCCTTGAGGTCTGCGAGGATCGCCTCGAAATCGAGTTCCTCGACGACGGGCGGCGGGGCAAGATCCGAGAGATTGATCGCCGTAAAGCGAGTCATGATGCGCTACCCCCGAGTTCGAATGGGGACGACGACCTGCTTGTTGTCCTCAAAGATGGTGAAATCACCGAGGTGTCCGCGCGGGAAGTATCGTCCCGTGATCAGGATCTGAAAGACGCCGTCCGGCCCGGCATCCTCGATGCCGCATCGGTCAATGGCGAAGCGCGGCTCCCAGCGCTCGAGCGCGACGGCGAGCGCCATCGTCACATCGACAACGCGCTCTTGAGTGCCAGGCCGGTCGATTAAACTCGGGACCTCGGAGCCGTAGTCGCGGCGCATCACGCGCGTTCCGATCAGCGTGGTGATGATGTCGTGGATCGACTGCCAGGTGTGCTCCCAGCCGTCGAGCGTCTTGCCCGTCAGGCGATTGATGCCGGCCATGAAGACGCCCTCTCAGATGAACTCGACGCAATTTCCTTCGCTGAGTTCAGGTGCTCTCGGAGACGCGGCGGCCGCGGCGGGGAGACTTCTCGCTTGCCTTCGGGGCCTCGATTTCGACGGGCGGCGGACGCGGAATCTCGTCGCTCGGCTCCTTGCCGCGCTCGTACAGGTTGCCTGCCATGATCTCGTACTTGGCCTGCTTGCTCGTGAGCCGGATGCGGTCGAGCTTCTTCAGATACTTGCCGTAGAAGAAGCCGGCCGTTCGAACAGCGTAGTCGTACTTGTCGTTAGACATGGATCGCGTCCCCCGCTAATCGGAGATGAACTTGAAGCTGGAGCCGCTGGTTGGGTGACCGCAGCTCGCAAGATGGCCGGCTCTGCAGACCGGGATACCGTTGATCGAGACAAAGGATGAACCCTGGCTCATGTTGTCGCCGCCCGGCATGTGAGGTGGCAGGCCATGCCCAGCGTTGACGTCGCCGAGAACGATCCAAAGCGAACCTTCGACGGTGACGAAGGCCTGCCCTGCGCCAAGCTGGACGCCGGCGGCCGTGTCTTGGCCGAGCCGTGCAACACCAAACATCCTAGCCTCCGAAAAATTCGAGCGCGGCCTCCTCAACTTTGGGTTCGAGGAGAACGATCGCGTTCTCGAAGAACTGAATCAGCTGCGTGTCCTCGGTCTCCATGCGAGAGCCAAACATGAGGATCGCGAGCTTCGTTGCGGGCGCCCCGACGTCACCGTCGAGAAAGCAGACGAGCGCCTTCTGCTGCGCGGCGTTCTCGAGCATGACCGATACGCTGCGGTGGATGGTTGTCGTAAGAGACCCCATCCCGTTCGACGTCGTCTCGTTGTGGAAGGTCTCGTGCGCCGATGTGAATGCCCAGCCGCTATCGGGATCTGTCAGCGCGGCTTTCATCGCCGCGACGATCGCTGCGCTCATCAACATGCGATCAGCTCCGTTGTGGGTTTGCCTTCCGGCCTCAAGACATCGGCACGTCGGACGCCTGCACGCTCGGCTTCGCGCCGCCCGCGCCGCCCGCGCCGCCAGCCTTCTGGTACTCGACCTTGCCGGCCTCGACCCTGAACGTGCCCGTCTTCAGCGTTACGCCACGGTCCGTCATCTCGAGGGACGTTCCGCCGATCGAGATCACGCGTTCACCGTCCTTGTTGCTGTTGCGCTGGTTCGAGCTCGAGTAGCCCCCGGGCTGCACCCAAGAACTAGGACCCATCTCGCCGCAGGGGGAGCAGATGAGGACCTGCTCGCCGACGGACGGCGGGTTCCAGTCCTTGATCTTACCGGCACGGGTCGACCATGGAATCCAGCTCGTTGTTACAGGATGACCGCTCTCGTCCTTGCCCCACTGGACCTTGACGAGCCCTTTCGCTGCGTCGACCTCGGTCACCTTGCCCGGCCGCATGATGTTGGCGATACGGCGCTGGTTGTCCTGGTCGCGTCGCAACAGTTCGATGATGTAGTCTTCCAACGTGCCAATGCGTTTGAGCAGGGCTCCGATGGCGCTCATCGCTCGCTCCCAGGCGTATAGGCCTCGCCGCCGATCCCGAGCATTGCCATGTCATAGGACGAGATACCGACTCCCACCGGCGATGGATCGTCCTGAAGGTAGGTGTGGACGCCAAACCGGAGCTCAGTAGCAAAGGTCACTGCAGCGATCGTCAGACCCTGCTTTTCAGAGCCGAGCGTGAACAGGTTCTCGATACCCTCAACGAGTGCAGCCCCCGCACGCGTGCCGTAGACGTTGCCGTGGATGACGCCGGCGAGCTTCTCGGACAGATCGAGCGCCACGTCAAAGCTCTCCGCGCCTTTTCGGTCATCCGCGATGACGTAGGCCGCGAACATGGCCGGCCCTTTGCTTTCGCCTGTGGACGACGTGCCGTTCTTCTTGATGCCTAGGAAGGCGACGCGGCAGGCCGGGGCCTTCATCGCGTAGCGCTTTAGCTGCTCCTCCGTGAACGTGCCGCCATGCTTCTCGACCTCACGAAATTCCGGCATTGCGGCCTTGATCGCCTCTATGACAGCGTCGCGATAGCTCTTGATGTTCATCCCAGCTGCCTCGCAATAAAGGCGTTGATGACCGCCTGGAGCTCAGTTCGGTTCGCCGCGGATAAACCGATGAAAGGTCGAGCTACGAGTTTTCCGTCCTTGGTACCGTCCTGATGCCACTTGGCATAAAAGACGTTCGTGCCGACGACCGCCACGCGCTCAGTTGCAATGTGCGAGATCGAGCCAAGCAACTGGCCCTTGTCGACAAGGATATTGTCGGTGCCCTTTTTGCGGACCGTGCTTGCCTTCAGAGGCGCCCATGCCGCGCCGGACGGCGCCGTCTTCTCGGAATTGATCCGTCGCTTGGTCTGAGCCTCTACCGTGGCGCCGATCACCTGCATGAGACTGTACGTCTGCATGCTCGCAAGTCGCTGGTTGATCATGACGGCGGCTTCGCTGAGGCCCGCCTCCTGGACAACGATCATTGGCACGCCCTCACCGTTGGCTCAGGCCGATCGAGCTAGCCCCGCACCGAGAAGAAGAATCCTGCGCGCCTCCCGCCAACGACGTCGCCAGCTCCATCATCGTCGCCGCCACCCGGCGGCAACGCCCCCTCGATTGCTGCGTCGCCCTTAGAGACGAGCTTGAGCCAGGCAATGGCGTCCTCGAAACGCTGCCGCATCTCCTCGGTAAGAGCTGCCGCACTGTAGGCCATTCGGTAGACGGCGATATCGACGACGCACTGCTTCAGCACTGTAGGCGGCGCCGCGATCGGCACCTTGTACCGGTTCGAGATGTAGCTGTCTGCCTCGGACGTGGCGCTATCGAGCGCGAGATCGATAGTTGCATCGATACGCTCCTGGGCCTCCTCGTCCGTCTCATCGTCCGGAGCGTCCTCATCGCGATTGGCAACAATGTCGAGGATCCTGCTGCCATGGTAGCGGATAACGTCGTTCTTCTGGGCGTACGCCATTAGTGCCTCCGCGGCGGCTATGTCGACTTGCGCCCCCTCGACTTCACAGCCTCAGCGACTGCCTTCGATGCGGCAGAAGCGGAGGCGGTCTGTTCATCATCGGTCTTGGTGCTCACGTCGTCCTCGGCCGGATTGTCGTCGCCACCCTCGGCACTGATCTCGCCGGAACGCTTTTCGGAAGTCTTGCCGGCACTCTTCACGCCAGTCTTCTCGTCTGTCTTCTCGCCCTCGGCCTTGAAGCCTTTCGCGCGCCAGAGCCGCTCAGCCTCGGAATCCGGGTCAACGATCACGTAGTCTTTGCCCTTGTACAGTTTCATCGGTTTGCCCTTCGCTGTGAAAATCCCCATCGTCGGAAAGGCCCGAGGGCAGCGCCCCCGGGCCTCCTATACGCACAACCGGGTTGGTGCCGGCTTAGCCGTGCAGGCGGTGCGCCAGCTCCCGACGGATCGTCTGCACGCCATACAGGATGTCGAAGCGCCACTGGCGCGTCGCTTTGCCGGGCTCACGCCAGGTCTCGAGGCGCAGCGGGATGCCCGTCACCGGATCGGCGGCCACCGAGATGGTCGAGTTCTCCGACTCCTCGTTGGAGAGCGAGCGCGCGGCGAACATGAACGCATCGCGATGAAACGCGAGGTTGATCGCGTAGTGGCTCCCAGAGGGGGCCTTGACGAACGTGATTGCCGCATTATCGGCGAAGCCGCCGACCGGGGCCGCGGGCCAGAACTGCACCGCATTGATCACGCCGGTCGCTGCGATGCCGTCCTCGGTGATGACGAACTGAATGAGATCGCCATTCTCGTGGCGGACGTTCGCGACGGTGAACACATCACCGCGCTTGACCGTCTCAGTCGCCTCGCCGCCATCGATATTCATGATGGAGGCGCCGGCCGCGACCGCACCGTTCACGAGCGGCGTTTTGCCGGCCATGGTGCCGAAGTAGTGAACCGGCGCCATCTGATCGGCGAAAACGTCCAGGCCGAACTTGTGCCCAAGCGACGCCTTGACCAGCGCTTCGGTCGATCCCGTCTTATCGACGTCGGAGAAGAGCTCGATGAAGTTCGCCTCCGCGTCAGTGTCGAGGCACAGACGGCGATCGGCTAGTGGCACGAGTTGGTTCTGGAGACCCTTTCGGGCCTGCACGATCGATCGCTTGTCCGTCGGCGTGGTGCCGGCGGTCCCCGAGCTGAACGGAATGTCCCTGTAGAGACCCCAGAGATCGCGGTTGACCGTGTTCGCGAGCACCTTCACGGCAGCTTCAGCTGCCGACGGAAGCACGCCAGACGTAATCGTCTCGCGCATCTCCTTGTCGTTCATCTGGAACTGCTTGTACTTCCACTTGTCGAGAACCATCTCGACCTTCGGAGTGATGAGGTCACTCGCGCTGGACCCTGCTACGGGGTCCATATCGTCGGCTTCATCGAAGACGACCGGCAGCGGCACGCGGATGCTCGCGAACTGCTCTTTGGCTTCGATGCCGAAGTCGGTAGCGACGAGAGCAGGCATGATACATGCTTCACGCAGGACGGGCAGAGCCGCCGGCATGATCATGGTATCCATGAGTTCCTGGAGATCGTTTGCCATCGGTGATGTTTTCCTGAATTGTCAGCGGCTCTCGTCTGGAGTGAGAGCGCTTATCGGACCTGGATTTTCCCGGCCGCCTTGTCCGCGAGCAGCTGCTTGCGCTCATCGGGCTTCGCCTTCCCGACGAGCTCCCGCCACGCATCGAGCGTGTAGACTTTGGCTTTCGGGTTATAGTTGCCGCCGCCGCCGGCAGAGCCGGAGCCGCTGCGGCCTTCGCCATCAAAGGCACGGGCGTATGAGTCGCTTCCCCGCATCTCGGCAATGAGCTCAGAGATGCTCATCGGCTCACCCTTCACGTTGACGCGAGGGTCGCCGTCCCTGTCCACCACCTGGCGCACGAAACTGCCCTTTTCGTCCTCAACAACGCGAACGAAACGGGATGCAACCGGCAGGAGGAGTTCCGGCTGGCCTTTCTGCTTGGCGATCTCGGCGACGAGTGTGCTCTCCACCATCTCGGTGTCGAGAGACTTGCGCAGCTTGGTTGCCTTATCGTCGCGCTCGGAGATCTCGGCCGTGTACTTGTCCAAGATCTTCTTGAGCTCTGCAGCGTGAGCAGTCTTGATCTGCTCGATGGCCTTGGTGCCGTCCTTGCTCTCGATCAGCTTGTCCTTCTCCGCCAGGAGCTCGCGCAGTTCATCGGGCGACTCCGCGATTTCGCGGTAGGCGTCAAGCGCAGCAGTGAGCTCTTCCGGGCTCTTGGCAATCGCTGTGAACGCGCGGAGCTGCTTCTGCTGGTCGTTGACCTGCTTGCGCAGCTTGCCAAGGGTGTCGTGCAGGCCGCCCATATCCTCGACCCTCTTCGCGAGGGTTCCGATCATCTGGAAGCCTTCGCCGTCATCGGCCTGCTCATAGAGCGGCTGAAATTCGGCGGGGACAATCGAGAGGTCGTCAAGTTTGGTGGGGAAATCGAACATCGCGTTCGCCTTATGATGCGGGCATCGCGCCCATAGCCGCCGCTCCCGCGTCGCGCGGGCTCGCTACGGCAAATAGCCCCGGCCACAGAGGCCAGGGCGCGGATTTGGAAAGAGGTTTGCTGCGTAGGGTACAGCGGACCATGTGACAGTGCCGGCATCGCACCGGATGTCACCTCCAAGAAAAAGGCCGCCGAGTGCGGCGGCCAGTCTCTCAGGAGGAAACGCCCAAATGGGCTGCAACTGGATGCTGGGCGCATCGCGCAGTTGCCTCGTAATGACGTGTCGGACGCTACGCCGACGGCGTGACGACCAGCTGATGTGGCAGCACGATCTCTCCAGAGCCCCGATGCTTCAGTCGGGGTTGGCCACGGCCGGTTGTTCGCTTACGTGCATGCGCGAGCCATTGCTGCGGTTTCCGCCGCAGCTTCATTAAATGTCCGCGCCAAACGCCATAAAGATGATGCCCATTACGGGCAGAAAAGATGCTCGGTGGCTTCTCGGGCGCCGTCAAAGACGCTCCCGAGATTATCGGGAGTCGCACCGATGCTGGTTGGAGCACATGAGTTGCAGGTCAAGCTCTGCTCTTGAGCGTTTGGCTCAGAAAGCCTTGCACTGGGCACAGGCGACTAGTGAGCGAGAGGGACCGCCATTTCCATCATGCCAGCATCAAAAGGCGAGACGCCATTGAAGATACGGCCAGAAAAATCCACAGCGAGCTACGCGAGGGCCCAAACGGATTCGCCAACGCTCAAATGTTGAGCCAGCTCCATTTCCACACCTCGCAAAATCCGACAGTGCCAAAAGAAAACGCCCGCCGATTTCTCGCGGGCGTTCCATGTGCACTGTGCCTGCTTTGTACTTCTCGGATCGATTGCCGTCAAGAGACTTTCTTGCATCAAATGCAAAAAAGAATTCACGCGCTGCAAAAATCTAGAGACCAGCGCGCTCTCATCCTCTCACTCGGCAAACGCGCGCCGCCACGCCTCACTCTCGCGCTGTTTGAGCTGCTTGAGCGTCAACTCCTCGCCGCGGCGATTCACGAATTGCTTCATCGCGAGACTGCCTTCGCGGAAAAGCCTCCCCTTCGACTTGCCGAGGATGTCGTCCTGAACCTTCGCCGGCTGACGGCGCAGCCAGTCGTCGTATTCAGGGTGGCTCTCGTTGTCCATCCCCTCAACGATCGGCGCAATCGTCGAGCGGCAGTTCCAATGCGCAGGGGGCACTGGCCCCTCGCCGACCTTATAAACCGTGCCGGCACGCGATCGGCAGATCGGCGTCGTTCGGCGGTCCAGCACCGAGATCCACCGGTATTCCTTGAACAACGCCGGGTTACGCTCGAGTACCATCATGTGAGAGCGGTTCGATGTGTGATTGACCGCTGTGCGAACGAGAGACTCCGCACCGCGGCGGTTCGTATGCCAGACTCCGCCGCGCCCCTCGGCGCCGAAACCTTTGAGGCGGTCGGTGATCTGCCTGATACTCTCGCCTTGTACCATGCCGAGGTTGATCGTCTGGCGAATGCGGTCCAGCTGGTTCACCTGCATCTTTCGAGCCCAAGCCCGCAGGATGTCTCCCTGAAACGGATCCGTCGTGACAATCGCTGCGAGCAGCTGCGGGGCCGGCACTGTGAAATTCGCGCCGACGGCAAGGAGCTCCTGGTAGAGGCGACGAGAAAACTCGCCCTCGTACTGAGCAAGCGCCTTCAGGTTACCCTCGAGCTCCGCCCGAATGACCTCGTTCCCCTCGGCAATGATGCTCTGGATCGCAGCAAGCGTTCGCTTCAAGCGCTCCCGCGCGCCGACACTCATGCGGAAGCCGCGCTCGTCGATGGCAAGGAGATCGCGAGCCAGACGGCCCTCGATCTCCTCCGCTGCATCATCAAGGATGCGGACGATGTCCTTAACCAGGCCGGTGCCAAACCGCTCGATGCCGATCCGGTGCAAGGTGATCTCGTCGATCAGCTTCTCGCTCATGCAGCCTCACGATTCTCTCGAATGTTCGAGCGGCCGCGACCGCCACGGCCTCTGCGTCGACGACGACCGCGTGACGGCCTTCTTGGCGAGGGCGGGTCATCCTTTCCGGTCTTGTCCTCAGGGGGATCGTTCGGCGCCTCACTTTCGTCGTCGAAGTCCTCGTCATCGCTCTCCGCATCCATGTTGCCAGGATCGTCGGGGTTCTCGAGGTCCATGCGGTTCGTCTCGAGCCGTGGATCGAAGTTCGGGCCCAGGAGGCCGCGCCGCATGAGCTCTTGGTACAGTGTCCAGCGGCTGATCTCTCCCATCAGGCGAAGCTGGATCAGATTGTTGATGTCCTGGCTGTCCCCGATGCCCAGGCCCACCTCGGTGTTGATGTGCACCTTGACTTTGACGTCGAGGCCGACCCACTCGCACATTCCCTCGATGCACCGCTCGAGGAACGCGCCGAGGTGACGCGCCCAGGTCTCAAGCGGCGCACGTGACTTCGCTTCGTCCACCGCGGTTTCGGTGGCGGTCTGTGCGCCGCTACGCTTTGAGATCAGCGGCTCGAGACCGGCGATCGCCATACGCTCTTCGAGGTCCACGAGCTCATTGCGACCAGCCTCGATCGCCGCGCCGGTGTGCTCGACGTAGTACCACTCGCCACTCGGATCGCCCGTGGTGAGGACGGTGTGCGGCCCAACGCGGAACTTGACGGGGTCAATCTCGCCGTCACCATCCTCATCGCGGCTCGGCCCAGTGATTGGTCCTTCGAAGCCGGATACAGCGAGCATCGGGAAACGCGCCGTGTCGGTGATGTTGTACTGGTCCGCAGTGGACTGCCAATGCCGGACGTTCAGATAAGCGAGGTCGAGGAACGGCGGCTTGATGTCGAGATCTTCGCCACCCTTCCTCTTACCTGCCGTGCAGGTGAAGAACGGCACTGTGTCCCAGAGGATGCCATCGCCCTTTTGCAGGAAGCCTTCCTCAACGAGCTGCCAAGGCGATCCGCCCTCGGTGGTGTTGCGCTGCTTCTCGTAGACGGCCCAGTAACCGGGCTCGAGCAAGCGAATGCGCTCCACCGTTTCCTCGGAAAAGCCAACGCGCCGGGTCGCAGCCTCCTTGAACCGAACGTGCGTGACAACCTCCCGACCGAACCGCCGCTCTTTGTAGAGCGCCACCAGATCGGTGTGGCGCACCATCGTCAGGTACGGTCGCATTCCGAGGGCACGCTCATCCGCCAACGTAAGCCGGAGCGGAGCGGTGCCTGTTTCATCAACGGGCATCGCCGGGAAGTCTACCAGGCAGTGCACGAGCCCATCGCTAAGCATCGCGTGCATGAACTCCTGGCCCAGGTCATGGATGTTCGTGCCCTTCTGGTCGAGATCCTCGCCCCACTCTTGCACTTCAAGCGGAGCCGTCTCCTCGATCCGCACTGGCTCGTCGAAAACTCGGGAAACGGAGTTGTCGATCGCGTCCTCGAGCCCGTTGAAAAGCGTCGCCTTGGCCAGTCGAGTGGCATGGCTTTCAGACGCCTCGTTGGGGTGCGGCGGGAGATAAACCGTTCCCGCCTCGCGCATCGCAGGGGTGCCGGCGAGGAGCGTGCGGATCATGCTCAGGTCGCTCTCCATGCCGTAGAGAACCTGGCTCTTCGTTGAGGGATCTTCGGATTGCGCGTTGGTGGTCATGTGATCCTCAGTGTGCACGAAAAACCCGGCCACGCAGGGCCGGGCTTTGGACGCTCCTGGCGGGAGCGCGCTCGTTAAACGGAAGGGTCGATCAACGCGCGATAGTTCGGATGTGCGCGCGGGTGAAGATGCCCTTGCCCTCGACATCCTTGAAGTGCGCCTTAACCTTTGTCGTCGTCATGGGAGACGGCGCCCGCTGGCGCCCGGCCGAAGCGATGCGCAGCGCGCCCGAGCCACTCACGGCCGCGGCGAGCGGCGGCGGCGAACGGGTGGCAACAGGCTTCGCCGCTTTGCTGCCCATGCCGAAAGCATCCAGCACCGTCTTGGAGATGAAAGCCGGCACCGAGCCGTGCCCACGCTTCTTGAGCGCTTCGTTGGCAGCGGTTGGAACGTTCATCGCGAGCGTGTCGATGGCAGCAGCAGCCGCGTGGCCGGTCGCGGAGAGCGTGCTGTCCCCGGCCTTGGCCCGAGACGAGAACGCCGCAGCGGCAGCCAGACCGACCGCAGCGGGCGTAGCGACCCGCAGCGCGCCACGACTGATCATCTTGAGTGATCGCGATGCGAGGCCGCCCTTGGCCGCCTCGACGTGCATCCGGTGCGCTTTCGTCCCAGCGCGCGGCACCTTTTCAGACGCGATCTTCGCCTCGTTGATCGATGCGAGCGCATTCCCGGGCGGGAGTGTCTTCTGGGTTGCGTTCTGGATGAAGCGCTGGCCGACCAGGGATGTAGCGGCGAACACAGACGCGGTGCCAACGCCGCGCAGCATTTCCTTGGCATGCTCGTTGTCGACCTGAGGCGCGAGCACGGAACGCGAATAGAGCCCCTCGGCAAGCAGGAGCCCAGCGGTCGCCACGCCGACCGGACCCTTGACCTTGTTAAGGCCAAGATGCTCGGCGGACTGGACGATGGCCCGCAACCGGTTCTTCTGCGCCGGGGTGACGCGCGGCTTGGCCAGGATCCGGTCGGCCTTCTGCGAAAGCTTGGTCAGCTCTTTGTTCCGCGCCTGCACCGCGGCTGTGTGCTTCGCGCTGAGCGCGTTCGCCATCTTGTGGCCGAGCACCATCCCCGCGACGGGCGCGCCGATATTGACTGCGAGCTTGTAGGCGCGCTCCTTGGGGTCGGCGCCCCGCTCGTCGGCGCTGACCTGCTTTAGCGCCTTGTCGATCTCGCCGAGACGCTCGGTCGCCTTCTTGCTTCGGTCGCCGAACCCGCTCTTGACCTCTTTGGCGAGGCTGTCACTGATGATGCGGCGCTCGCGCATGAGCTCCTGCCGGCGGGCATCGAACTCATTCTTGGGCGGCACGTCGACGACGGGCGGCGGCAGGGCGGCTGGGGAAGATGACGGCGCCTTGATCTGCTTCGCCGGGCTCTGCTTTCTCTTCGTCGGGAGCCGTTTTTTGCTCTGGGCCATGAAGCGTGATCCTTTCTTCTACGCGGGTTGAGTGCCCCCTGCGCTATGTATGCTCGACAAGGGCCGCCAACTTCGTGGCCATTGCGTGCGCAACTTGCTCGCGCTCAGGATGTTTGTGGGCTTGAAGAAGACAGCTGACCGCTGTTGCCGCGCAATCCGCAGCCCAAGGACGAGCGCCGGCCCAGGCAGCCGCCATTGCAATGTTCTCGGCGATCGCCCGCTCGACACAAGCAGGTGCGGCACGGATCAACGGTAACGTTCGCGTCCAAATCAGAGATCTACGCTCACCTTGCCTGTTGACCTCGGCCGACGTTGGCCAGCCGCCTGGGTGCCCAACATTTGCATCGGTATCGGCTCCAATCTGGATGGCGTCGATTATCTCCGCAGTGATCACCTGGAAGTGACGTTGCCGGGCGCCTGGGTTGATCACTGGATCACTAGCCAGCCATGCAAGGAAGCTCCACCCGGCCTCCCGGCTCTCCGCTCTCTCTTCGAGGCCTTCCAGTAAACGCGCCCGCCACCGTTCACCCTCTGGCGAGTAGCTTGCGACAACTCTCGACACGCGCAACATCATCTCTGGTGCTGCCATATCACCATGCTCCAGTTATCGTCGTTGCCGTCCCGCCCTTCTTGTGGGTGAGCTCGTCGAACGCGTCCGCGGCCGCGTCGATCTGATCCTTGAACGCTCCGTTCGGGAAGGTAATCGCCTCCTCGATGAACGCCTCGTTCCACGCGCCCTTTACGAGCTTGACGTTGCCCGCCTCCACCTGCGCGGCGAGCGGCTCGGCGCGCTGCACCTTCGACCCACTCACCGGCTTCGCGCGCACGACATAGCCGGCAAGCAGCTTGATGTAGGCATGCGCCTGCGCCTTGCCGGATTGCCCAGGGTCCTGCGGGATTCGGATCCTGGTGCGCCGGCCGTCTTGCGACGCGATGTTGCGAAGGGTCTTCGACAGCTGGCCAGGCGTGTACCGGTCGCGCTCGACAGCATCGATGTAGAAAACACCGTCGATGCCCAGGATCATTCTCAGCCCGGCAGTGTAAGCCGGGTTCGGCGACGTGATGCTTTTCTCGGTCGCCGCGAAGTCCCATGCCCTGACACGCTCTACGTATGGCGGAGCCGCATCAACGATCTCGAGGTTGGCCCGCTTGAACAAGCCGCCTTCGCGTGGCGCCGGCCGCTGCTGCAGCTGTCCCGCGACGGCATATTCCGTCATGTCCTTGCAGAGCTCGGCCATGCTCTCGGCATCGAAGCGATCTTCCCAGAGCAATTCGCCGGGCTCGGTGCGAGGGTCGCCCTCCCAAACGAGCGGGTGATCCGGCTCGTAATAGGCTGGCAGACAGAGAATGACGTAGGGCAGCTGTTTGGCGATGATGATGCCGGTCGTGTCACGCTCATGCAGCCGCTGCTGAACGATTACGCGCGCCGACCGCTTGCGATCGTTGAGACGTGACGGCATCACTTCCGTGAACCAGAACTCGCGCTCTTCACGGATCGTGGGGGATGCGGCCTCCTTCGCAGACAGCGGATCGTCCATGATGATGACGTCGCCGCCCTCACCCGTGGACATGCCCTGGACGGATGTAGAGATGCGGAAGCCGCCGCTGACAAAGTCGTAACGGGTCTTGTTGTTCTCGCCCGGCCGGATCTGAACCCGGTCGCCCCAGTGCTTTTGATACCAGGCGGATTCGATGAGGTTGCGCGTCTTGACGTTGTCGCGCGTCGAAAGCCGGTCGATGTACGAGGCGCACAGAAAACGCGTGCTGTTCCCGCAAACTGGACTCTTAACGCCGTCATCGTTGAAACGGTCTTGCTGGATCCAGACCCAAGCGGGCCAAAGCACGCTAACGATGAGCGACTTGCCGTGCCGCGGCGGGATGTTGATGACAAGGTTGCGGATCTCGCCGTGCGTGACGGCTTCGAGGTGGAGGCAGATCGCGGTGATATGCCAGCCCGGCGAAAATGGCGTCGGGTCGACGTAGGGCCATGCTTTTTCGACGAAAAACTCGAAGCTTTCTTCGCAGCGCCGCTTTTCGATGGCGTCGAGCACTGACTGCGCAAGAAGGGGATTGCCCGCAATCTTGCGTGTGAGCAGGGCGACGCCAGCATTCCGGCTGGACATGCGCCCTCCGAATTGTCAGGTGTCAGCGAGTTGGGGCGGCGGTGACGCTTGCCAGCGCAGAGCGCTCGAGCTCGGCGAGTTCCTCGGGCGTGCACTTTGAGATGTCGATCGTGACGTTGGCCTTGGTCTCGATCGGGGCCCCATCCTTGCCCATGACCTCGGTGGCCATCGTGAAGCCGCGCCTCTTGCCCTTGGTCCGCAGATAGAACTCGACGGCCTTCAGCTGCAGGACCGGAGATTTGTCATCGGTCATCCGGTTGACGAGGACGGTCTCGGCAATGTCGAGCCGATCCTCCTCGATCTCCTCCAGCGCCTGGGCGACGGCCGGATACCGAGAGATGTAATTGTCGATGGTGTTGCGCGCGACCTTGAGCATGCGCGCCGCTGCGCGCTTGATGCCGGCTGATGCGGCCAGGGCCTCAATAACCTGCTCGGGGGTAAGCCGTTCGTTGTACCTCTGCTTTTTCGAGAGATCGATGGCAGCGGACTTTTTAACCCGTCCGGGCGTCGCGCCCTTCTTGGTCGGCTTGGGCGTCGCGCCGGCAGCCTTGGATTTACGTGCCATGATGGATTTCGTGAACCTCCGTTTCTGGTTGTAGGGGTCGCACGCGCGCGAGGCTCAAAGTGGTAGAGCGGAGATGCCCTCCCTCACACGCGAGCAAAAGATCGCCAGAAGTGCCCATCGCGAGCTTTTTGGCGGGATGTTGTGTGGTAGAATGACGGTCCATTGATGGGCGTCGAGGAGGACTGCATGACCGAAGACGAAAAGCTACTCGATCAGGCGCGCGTGGCGCTCTTAAGTGCCGCCTATGCGGATGCCGCGTCTTCCACGCAGAAACGCCAGCTCCTGCTCGTCGCGAACCAGATCGAGCGACGCTTAGGCAAACCGATCTCCGGACCAAGGGCCCTTAATGCAGATCAGATGCGGCAGCTCCAGGAGCTCTGCGACGAGATCGGGTGCCTGGTCGGCGCTAAACTGTCTCCGGGAGTTATCGACAAGATTTCCCGGCGCATCGAGACTGTGCTGCCGGCGTCAAAAGTCTTCCGTGTGACTATCAACGATGCGCTGGAGGTCAGCGCCGACGTGCGCACGGCTCTAGTCAGTGTCGAGCTTCCCGTGTCCGGCAGGGATAACCCCGTGACGCTCTGGCTCTATCCAATGGAGAGGGGACGCCTGGAGAGCAGAACAGAGTTCCACCTCATGGGCGAGCACATCAGATCATGACCCACCACATCGCACTGTTCCGCTCCGACGAACCGGAGCTTGGCATTTACCCGCACGACGTGAAGGCGTTCTCTTGGAGCGACGAGCTTCTGTACAACCGCGTGTCCTTGACCGTCACGACGCTGGACGGCGATGAGTCCACGTTCGTTGCTGGCCATGGCTGTAGCCTCGAAGACCTCCAGGCGTTCGCTCAGTCGGTGCGGGATTATTGGAGCAGCCGCACATGAGCGACCACCAGAGAGAGGCATCCCCGCGGATCATGGAAGCTTCCTGTCCACAATCGCATTGATGAAGGGCTCCGCGAGCTTGACGTATCGCTCCACCGTCTCGCGGCCCTCCTCAAGACTGCCAAACGATCCGAGGCGAATGCCAAAGACATAAGGGTAGTATAGACCGCTCGAGCCTAAGATCATACCGACGAGTAGCCACGGAACATCAGATGATCCACCACCTCCCAGTCTCGTTCGAGAGGGGTGATTTGGGGCGTCCAACATCCTATCAAGGCCGCGGTCGGGTCCTGGCTCATAGCTGACGGATCTTCGCTAGCCATTAGGGCTCCTCATGCACAATGGTCACGCGCTGCAGGTCCTCGCTCACCGTGATGCGGAGATTTAGTGGCGACATGATAGATGCGACCGAACGCGCGCAAGCTGTCCGCATGTTCTGAAGCGTCGGCTCAACCCCGGCCATGTCCGTCATAATGTCGGCACGGATAACCGCCGCCATTTCTCGATAGAGCTTCTCTCTGTCCATCTATGGTTCCAGGTTACAGCGACTGGTGTGCGAGCGGCGCGGGGCTGGATATAGCCGTCATTCTATGGCGTCCTTCCAATAGGGCTCGTGATATAGACCTGGACGACGCTCCTGCTCCTTGCCGCAGCGGAGGCATTCCCGCCGCCAATCGACGCGTCCCGACGCCCAGGAGCGCCCGTCCTCAACGCCCGCGGCATGAACGTGCAGCTCGAGCTCCTCCCAGGAGTGCCAGCCGATCTTGCAAAGCAGACTCATCTCGATAGCCACCGGAAAAAATGACAAGAAAGATCAGCCACCAAAGCTCGAGAGCGGCCATCACGAGGCGTACTGGCATCGCTCCGATCATCCCGATGAAGAAGCAGTAGCAGGCTATCACCATAGGCGACATCCGCGGTCGCAACTCAGTCGCCGAGGCGCGCCTGTGATGCTCGCGCAGCAGGCTCGCCTCCTCTTCTCGGACGGTACGCCTCGGCGGGATGATGTGCTGAATGCGCATCACAGCACCCCAAGAAGGTCGCGCCAGAGCCAGACATCCCATGGTTTACCTGCCGTCGCACGACTGAAGGAAATGGCCGCGAGGACAGCGATGAGAACCAATTCCCAATCGATACGATCCATCGTGCACCTCGTCACGGTTTTGGCATCGCCCAACGGAACCAAGTGTGAGGCTCCTCTGACTGGCCGCTCAGGACAACCACTCGAGCAGGCTTGCGGCTTCTCACTACCCTCCGCTTGATCGGCACCGGCTTAGCCTCGATCACCGGGGCCTCGACCGTTGGCGCCGCGGCCGCGGAGATCCGCATCTTGATCGCATCAAGCTGCTCCTTCAGCTTGGCCGCCTCGGCTCTGGCAAAGCCGGCCCGGTCCTCAGCCTGCAGGCGCGCGCGCTCAACTTCCCGCTCACGCCCGACTAGACGCTCCACCAGCTGTCGATCGAGCCGGGCCCTCTCCTGTGCAATTCTCCGGTCGGATTCCGCCTTCTTCAGCCGCCCGCGCAGCTCGATGACGTCTCCCCTACTCTCGGCTTTACTGCGGAGCCGTTCATTCTCGTCCATAAGCGACGCCAGCTCGTAGTTGCCCCAAATGACAGCAACAACCATGGCGATCGCCGCGATGATGCTGATTGGGTGCATGGTCGCTCCGATCGTTCTACGCCGGCCTCCTGAGCCAGGAGGACGGGACCAGGTTTTCGGCGGCGCGCGCCTCCAGGCTCTCGACAACGCGCTCGGCAACGCTGATCCAATGATCTCGCGCGGCGTGCGAGAGCACGTGCCAGTCAAGATCCTTGGCGATGCCATTGGCCAAGTGGGCCTCGTAGATCGTCTGCGCGATGATCTCGATCACGCCAGCACTCCATCCAGGGTGGCCATTTCAGCAGGAGACATGATGAGCTGCGGCTGCCCGATGAGGATCGCCTGCTCGATCTCCATCGGCATCCCATCCTCGTAGACGCGTTTCGGCGACGGATCGAAGATCTTGCCACCGCTCACGACGATCCAGTGTGAGCCATCGGGGATGTTGAGGGATGGCACGCCGACAATAGCTTTCCCGCCGGCATCAAGATGTGCGCGCACGTCGCTGAGCTTCACTTGCGCAAGATGATACCAGCACTTCCGAAGCCAATGCTCCTCCGGCCAATATTTCGGATCAGCATAGCTGGCGGTTGGGATGCCATGCTGGAACAGGATGTGCGTCATCTCCTGCTCAAAGACCCCAACGAAGGGCTCTTCGTACTTGGCCAGCCCCGCATACTCCTCTTCGCATGTGCGGCCAACGATCTCGCGCGCACCGTCCATATCGGTGCCGAGCACCATCGCGAGACAGGCGAGGCCGCAAGAGTGGGGAGTGTCCTGCTTGACGAGGGTGATCATGGCGCCCGGGGCTCCTCGAGCTCGGCGCTCTGCGGCATGCCAGCTTCCTTCAGCAGCGCGACCAGCTCGTCGATACTATCGATTGCCCAGCGCTCAGTCTGGATCACCCAGAAAGGGCCGCCGCCGCCGTCATTCTGCTTGACGCAAATGAACTGCATCGGCCCCTCTGGGTCACAGCAGTCAGCCTCTTGCTCGAAATTTTTCTCAAATTCGAGGAGGCGCGGCGGCGCACGCCGGCGACCTTCAGCATCATGGTCGTGTGGGTCGCTCATTCAGCTGGCTCCAGCATTTCGAAATGACGCGCGCACGCTTCAATGATTTCCTCGCCCAGGAGACCGTCAGGGTCGATCCGGGTGCGGTGTTCATTCTCGATCCACCAGGTCTTGCGGACGACGTGGTGGGTGACGACCCAGCGACGGCCGGACCGAAGCACCTCGTAGACACGGCGGCCATCGCCGCGCGTCAGCATCTTTGCCTGCATCATGCGTAGTGCTCCAAGGCTCGCTCGATCTCCAGCGTCGCGTCCTTGATGTACCCCCGGGCGAGGAGGTCCTGGATGCGCTGCAGGTCAGAGCAGAACTCGTCGACGACATCGTCGGCATCGGCCCCGTCGGCGAAGCCGAACAGATCCTTGCGGCTAAGCTTCGCCCGCAGCCCGTCGATCTCCTCGCGCTGCCGGCTGATGATTTTCTGCCGAAGCGCCAGATGGCACGCGCCGAAGAACACGCCGGCGAGCGCGATGAAGACGTTCAAGACAAGGGCAACATCCTGGTCCATCTTGCGAGCCTCACTTGCGCTTGCGCTCTTTCTTGGCAGGCGGTTCCTCGGCGGCCGGCTCCTCGGCCTCCTCGGCCTCGATCTGGGCCAGCCGCTCGAGTGCGAGCTCAGCCATCGTCAGCAACGCAAAGGCCGAGTTGTGCACGGTCATCTTGAGCTTGGTCTTCACGATCACATCGAACCAGAGGTCGAAGTGATCAGCAGATACCGCATGGACGGACTGGCCTTTGCGGTTCGTCCGCTCCCCAAGATGAGCCAGAGCTTCCTCAAGCGCCTTCTTTTCTTCGGGCAGGAAAAGCAGCGAGATCTCCTCGTAACTGATCGACGCAGCGCCGATGCCATCGAGCTTGATCTTCTCGAAACCGGTGACCGCATCGTCCGTCAGACCGGAGTATTTCTTGAGGCTGAGGCCCAGCGAGTTGTAGAGCTCGGCCAGCTTGGCCTTGTCGTCCTGGCCCTCCACCGCATTGTGCGAGAGCTGTAGGGCCGTCAGGCGCTCATGAGTGTGGCGCGAGACGATGACCTGCACGTAGATCTGCGACAGGCCGACCTCCACAGATGCTTCCGTTCGGTGATGACCGGAGATAATCTCGAGCTCGCCGTCGTCGTGCTGATAGACGAGCGGAACTGACGTCAGGCAGCCGTCGGCCTTGATGTTGTCGACGAGCCGCCGGAACTGATGCGGCTCCATGTACCGGGCGTTAATCTCGCGCCGGCACAGCGACTTCGGAGCGACCCAACGGTACTCGCTCTCCACGATCGGTGTGTCATCCGATGCGTAGATGCGCTTCTTGCCCCGCTTTGGCTGATCGCCGCTCGGGCGCGGCTTATCAAGCTCCGCGGTTTCGCTGGAGCCGCTCGACTTCTTTCTGTCCATATCGCTTCCACCACCACGAGTACATTTCCTCAGGCGTTTCGTCGGTCGCCCTTCGGCCGTACTGCAGAATGTTCCCTTCGTCTGGATTGTCGGATGGCCGGCGAGAGAGAAGCTCGTAGATGCCGCGATACTTCATCGAGACGGGGTTGTGCGTCCGCGCAGTGGTCACAACCAGGTTAAAGCGATTGAGGTAGCGGATGTTGAGCTTTCTCAGCACCGTGTTGCTACTCGCAAGACGCGCGACCAGCTTCGAGAGCTTCCCGTCGCGCGTCGTGGTTACATCAGAAAGCAGATAGATCGCCTGGGTCTCGTCGTCGTTGTACGTCGGGTACTTGGCGAGCGTGTAGACCAGCGCGCCGAGCAGCATGTCGTCCAAATAGACGAAGAAATTCATCATGCCGCTCGTGTGAACGATGGACCGCTGCAGGTAGATGTCCTTGATCCAGTTGACCTGCTTGTGATCCGCCTCCACCACTCGGATTTGGGTTTTCTCCGACAGCTTGGAGAGGTTGACCGGCAGGTGCGGAAACTGTTCCTGCGTGGTGACGAAGTGCCGATAGCTCGAGTGCTCCGTCGAGGCGTAGCAGAAGTGCGGGACCTTTCGGCCCGTCACATACTCGATCACCGGCTGCCTGCCCTCCAGGTGCTGGTCCGTCAGAATGCAGAACGGGACGCCACTCGCCTCGATCCGATCCACAATGTCGCCGAGGGTCTTCGGATCGTAGATATCGTACGTCGGCGCCGGCCACTCGACGTTCTTGTGAATGAACTCGAATTGCTTCTCGTAATCCCCGCGGAAGAACGGGGGAAACGCGGCGATCCCGGCGCCCTTCTCGATTGCTTCATCGACGTGCTTACGCCAGTCGCAACCTGCGTAGCTGGCGATCGGCATCTGCTTGGTGACGTTTTCGAGCCTGCCGGCAGTTTTTTCGATCAGCTCCTTGAAAGTGCGTCGATACTCCGCGACGTGCGCGTCCTTGTAGCGGTTGCGGCTGCCGGTCGAATGCCGAGCCATGTCGAAGGCTACGAGCATGGCAGCGACGCGCTCGATGAATGTGCCCTTCGCGAGCTCGCCCTCGACCCACTCGAGTTGGCCATGGAATTTCAGCGGGAACTCCTGGCCGAGCGCCAATTCAGCGATCGCACCGGAGAACAGGCTTACGTCGTTTGAACGTACAACGAAGTTGCTATTCAGCTGCAGCAGCGCCCGCTCAATGCGAAAGCCGCCGGAGCAGCAAACATAGATCTCACTCCACTCGCTGAAGTCGATGATCTTGAAAACTTGCTGGATCACATGCTCGGGGACGGCTCCAAAGAACATCAGTAGCCCTCGGCAAGAATGACCGCACAGAGGCGGTGCCCCATAAGGGACACGGCACTGTTGAGGTCGTGACAAAACACGCCGCCTGTGTCGATCGCCGTTACGGCATCTCCATTGCTCATCACGGCACCGATGCCGATGGCGACCACCTGCCCGTTCTCCGCCATGTCGAGATATTTCTTCAGAAGATCCACGACGCCATCGTTCACCGTCGGGCCGTTATCGACAGCGAGACGCAGCACCGACGCGCCCTCGGCCGGTTTATCCATGGCACCCTCCATTGCTGCAATCGCAACGCGCGAAGCACTTTAGCATTGCTATTTTAGCAATGTCTACTAGAATGAAAGTGCAAAACCAAATCACCCAGCCATTAGGAGAAAGGCTATGTTTGCACAATCATTTGGGCGCCAGGACAACTTCGATCATTATGCGCCGGATGAGTTGGCTGTACTTCGCGAAGAAAAGTTGAATGAGCTCCAATCGGCGAAGTGGCTCGCTTTCAGCGAATATCCCTACTCCGATCCGATCGACGCGCTCCGTCCCGTGCAGGACGTTGAGCACGAACTCGCACTGATCGACGAGGAGCTTAACTCCAGATCTCGTCAGACAATTTTGTTCGGGTCTCGGGCCATCAGGAATCGGTAGCCAGAAACGCGATGGGCCGAACTCCCGCGAAGAGTTCGGCCCATCGGTGCAATCCCAAATCCCCACGAATGTGCCGAGGCACTATTCCGGAGAATGCTTAGGAGACTACCGATGCAATCGACCGATGTCAATGCGGAAAGAGAAGAGAGTTTCAGAAAAGAAAACCCAAATTACGCCGGGGCGTGCGCCCACAAGTTCGAAAGTTTCGACCAGGACAACATTTCTGATACAGCAATGGCAGTATCTGGGGCGGCCTTTGAGCTGGAGCTGTTCGTTGCTCTCAATCTGCGGGGGGCAGCATGAAGGTCCTCCGCAAGCTCCCCGGCGAGAGTTGGGACGACGTGCTGGAGCGGCGCGCCAAGGCCGTCGGCTACGACGAGGTCAACACAGATCTGATCCTCGAGGACTTCGCAACCGCCTGCAGCAGCGAACTGAAGGCGGATGCCGCCTGGGAGATCGCCCAGCATTGGGATCTCCTCGAAACGATAGAGGCGGCCGATCCCGGCCAGGATCTTGAGGAGACCGCCTGAGATGACCGTGCAGCTCCCCATTAACCTGCCAGACGTTGACGAGATCGAAGCGGGCCTGCACCGCGCAATGTCCCTCTACACGACCGCCTTCGATCGAATTGCCGAGGCTGACGCTGCGATCAGGGCCGCTTATTCGGCGATCGAGACCGTCACGCCCGGCGCACAGTTCCACCACCAACGCGACGCAAACGAGATCGAGGAGTTTCACAAGGCCGTTCGCTTGCCCGATCGCGATCTCTATCTTCGTGTCGCGGGCAAGCTCCTGAACCTACGGTGCTGGGAGTACGTCATTGACCGCTGTGGCATCGCGCACCTCATGGACGCCGAGGCGAAGAAGGACTTCGCCAGCCAACTCCGCTACGTTCCCGAACGGCCGCGTCATCGCCGTGAGATGATCGACGAAGAGGAAATCGCCAAGTCTACGCCGCCGTTTACGGCCGAGAACGTTCGGTCGACGTTAGCCGGCTTTGCTGCCCAGGCACAGATGATCTGGAGGCGCGGCATCGCCAACGCATTCTCAGGACTTGATCGCCGCTTTCGATCGCACGACGGCTTCAAGGTCGGCAGTCGCATGATCCTGACCCGCATGGCGGACGACAGCGGTTATATCCACAAACACAATCACACCCACGAGACGTTCCGTGACATCGAGCGGACGTTCCAGATCCTCGATGGGGGCGACCCACGGCACGCCCGCTCCGACTTCCTTTGGCAGATTTCACAGGAACGGCCCGGCTATGGCCCGCGCGCCTCCGAGCACTACAATGAGTATTTCAAGGTCTGCATCTACAAGAACGGCAACGCACATTTGTGGTTCCAGCGTGACGATCTGGTCGATCTCGTCAACAAAGAGTTGGCCGCCTACTACGGCGAGGTGATCGGCGACGGGCAGATGAAGGAAGAGGACATCTTCGAGCGGCGCGCGACGACGCCGGCCAAGCTCTATGGCTTCTACCCCACCCCGCCGCGCGTCTCGGAAGCGGTCGCAGCCAAGCATGTCCCGTACAGCGAGCGCCCTTTCCGCATCCTCGAGCCGTCGGCCGGCACCGGCAATCTTGCCCGGGCACTGCTCAAGCCCCGAGAGATCTATGACCGCGGCCAATGCGTCGGCAAGGTCCGACACAAGGTCGACTGCATCGAGATCCAGTCCCCTCTTGCTACGGCGCTGCGCGATAGCGGCCTTTTCAACCGCGTGATCACGGGCGATTTCCTGAAGATCGAGCCCGATCCGCGCGATCTGTACGACGGCATCGTCATGAACCCGCCCTTCGATATGGAACGGGACATCGACCACGTCACCTGGGCGCTGAAGTTCCTCAAGCCCGACGGCTTCCTGCTCTCGATCATGAGCGCCGGGACCGAGTTCCGCGAGACCAAGAAGGCCGCGGCTTTCCGCAAGCTCCTGGCCGATCGCGGAGGCTGGATGGTCGATCTCCCGCCCGGCTCGTTCGCCGAGGTCGGCACGTACGTCAACACAGTGCTCGTCGGGGTCGGCGGCAGGAGCAAGCCTTGGAGGTTCGATGATTAAGACATTCCGCGTCTACCGCTACTACGTCGGCTGCTACGTCTACGATGTAGACGCTAAGAGCGCCCGCGCCGCGAGCGAGAAAGTAGAAACCTTCGGCCACAGCCCGTCGGACGGCGTCCAATGGCTCCACGAAGCAAACGAGCCTAGCGAAAACCACTTTTTCACGGAGGTCTTCGAGTACGGCTCGGATGGAGAGATCCCTGACGAGCCAGCGTTCGCGTTCAACCCCGCATGCGCGAAAATGTGGCGTGAGCTGCCGCCCCATCAGGACGAGGAGGGCCGCTCATGAGCATCGGCGATACCGTCGACTTAATGCAGTTCTGCAGCAAGGGCGACCACTTCCTGGGTTTGGATCTTTGCAAGCCATTCTCCCAAGGGCAACACACTTACGCGAGCGATGGGTGGATCATCATCCGTGTGAACCGGAGAGCAGACGTGCCGCCAGGTGGGCCAAGCCTGGATAGGCTCCGATTGCATGTCGACAACTTCGTTTTGCCCCCCTCTCCCCTCCTCATCGAAGACACGCACACGATCTCGGCTACACCCGCCGTCTCCTGTTCGTCGTGCAAGGGTAGCGGCCACTCTTACGAATGCCCGAACTGCTCGGGCAGCGGCGGTTATGAGTGCTGCGAATGCGGACAGGATGCCGAGTGCAAGCAGTGTGGAGGCACCGGTCGAGTCGCATCCCCACACCACACGAGCTCGCTGCCACTTGAGTGCATTGACTGTGACGGCTCGGGCTTTTCCAAGCCGGAGAAGCCAGCCACGCACATGATCCGCATCGGCGCCAACTGGTTCGACCAAGCTCTCATCGACCGCCTGAAGGTCCTTGGGGCGATCACCTACGAGATGCAGATCGAGCAGAGCAGCAGACCGATGCGCTTCCACTTCGATGGAGGGGTGGGGCTGATTATGCCCATGCGCCCGCCAGAGAAAATCAAGGCAGACGAGGAACACACGGCATGAGCATGAGGCCAACGAAAGAGCAGGAACACTGCATCGAGCAGTTCAAGACCGGCAAGAAACTGCGCATCAATGCCTATGCGGGATGCGGCAAGACCACTGTGCTGAAGCAGCTCTCGCGATCCACGCGGCGTCGCGGTCTTTACCTATCCTTCAACAGCTCTATCGCTTCCGAGGCCCGCAAGGAGTTCCCGACGAACGTCGAGTGCAAAACCACGCACTCGCTCGCCTTCCAATCCATTAAGCGCCGCTACACGATCGAGAAGATGACGGGAAAAATCAACGCCGGCTTCGTGTCGATGCGGATGCGCTATCCTGGCCGCCACGTCGCGCGTAACTTCCCGGTCACCTCGCGAGGCTGGGCGTTCCTCGTCCTGTCGTGCGTGCAGACGTGGTTGCGATCTGGCCGTCCAGAGTTGTCGGTCCATGACGTGGTGTTCTCCGGTAAGTTCCTCGCCCTCGACGCAGGGACGCTCTCGGCTATTGCCTCGCAAGTTCTGAACGACGCGTTCGTACTGTGGGAGCAGATGAGCGACCCGCGATCCGACATGCCGATGACGCACGACGGCTACCTGAAGCTATGGGCGCTTGCGAAGCCGATGCTGCCCGGAGACTTCATCTTGCTCGACGAAGCCCAGGACACGAACGGCGTCGTACTGAGGATGATCCTTCACCAGCAGGCGCAGGTCGTCTGCGTCGGAGACCGTCACCAGCAGATCTACGAGTGGCGTGGCGCCGTCAACGCCATGAACCTGCTACCGACCGAGATCGAGGCGAGACTGTCCACGAGCTTTCGGTTCGGGACCGCCCTCGCGGACAACGCAAGCCGGATCCTCTCGGTGCTCGGCGAGACCGTCCCACTCACTGGAAACCCCCAGCGCATCAGCTCGCTCGGAATGGTCGACAAGCCGAATGCCATCTTGGCGCGGACGAACGTTCGCTTGCTAGAGGAAGCTTTCGCGCTGATCGGCGAAGACAAGAAACCCTGTATTGTTGGTGGTGTCGACGAGATCTTGCGCTTCCTCACCGGCGCACAGGATTTGATGAACTACCGTCCTGTGTTCATGCCGATTGAGCTCTTGGGCTTCTCGAACTGGGACGAGGTCCGACAGACGTGCGAAATGGAAGGCGAAAGCGCTGCCGACCTGCGCCGTTGGGTGAAGCTGATCGACGACTATGGGATCGATAACCTGAGGCGAACCCTGCAGGGACTGCCGAACAGACCGGACAACGCCGACGTAGTGCTGTCGACGGCGCACAAGTCGAAGGGGCTCGAGTGGCCCGCGGTGCGCCTCTGCGAAGATTTTCTAAGCACGGTCCGGAGCGAGACGGACAATCAGAATAAGAAAGCCCTGGCGCACGCCCCGCTCTCAGGCGGCGTAACGAACCATGCGCCCGAACTTCGCCTGTTCTACGTCGCTGCGACCCGGGCCATGCAGAACCTGGAGATCCACCCCGCGCTCGAAGAGAAGCTCGCGAAGGCCGCAAAAGAAATGGCCGAGCTGGCGAACGCGGCGTGACGGCTCGCGCTTAGAAAGGAATAACGTCGATGAAGACGAACGACCCATTCTACAACATGCCGCGCGCGCCCGGCGTCCCGCCGCGGTGGACCGCAACCATTTACTACGCATCGGACGCGGGGACCGTCGACGTCGAGCACCAATTCGAGGAGCTCGACATGCTCCATGATCTCGTGGAGCGGGGACCGTCCTTCTACACGATCGAGCGCATCGAGATCCGCCTGAGTGCTCCAGATCCTCAGACTATCGAAGGCGCGCTGGCGGAGTAGGCACCATGGGACATTGCCTTAACTCATCGGGACTGCGGATGACCAAACCTTACGACGATCCAGTCTTCAAAAACCTACCCTGCACCCCTGCAGCGATCGACCCCTATCTGCTCGAGTACGCACAAACGAAGGGTGAAAGCACGGAGGGACACGGCGTACGATATCCAGCTGAGTGGTACGCAGACAAAGACAATCGTGTCGCCGGCAGGGCGATGGGGCATCTCCGCTACGAAGGTGGCAAGATGATCTGGATCCCGAGAGCAACGCGATGAAATTCGCACCGCAACTCTTGGACGAAATCCGCGCGCGACTTCCTGTTAGCCAGGTGGTCGGCCGCAAGGTGACGCTCAAGCGGGCCGGCCGCGAACTGGTCGGCCTTTCGCCCTTCCAGTTCGAGAAGACGCCGTCGTTTTTCGTCAACGACCAGAAAGGCTTCTATCACTGCTTCAGCTCCGGGGAGCACGGCGACGTCTTTGCCTTTCTGATGAAGACCGAAGGGCTGACGTTTCCTGAGGCGGTCGAGCGCCTAGCAAAGGAAGCCGGCGTTGTCATCCCGAGGACCGAGCGCTCCACCCAGCACCGGCAGGAAGGCCACGCGCGGCTCTTGTTCCTGATGGAGGCGGCCGCAAAGTTTTTCGAGGAGAGCCTCGCAGCGCGCTCCGGCGCTCCCGGTGCGAGCTATGCGGAGAAGCGCGGGCTCTCCTCCCCTACCCTTAAGGAGTTCCGCATCGGCTATGCGCCGAACTCCCGATACGGGCTCAAGGAGCACCTCGGGAAGAAGGGATTCACTGTCAAGGAAATGGTCGCGGCCGGCATGCTGATCGCCGGAGACGACATCCCGATCCCTTTCGACCGGTTCCGTCATAGGCTTATGTTCCCGATCTGGGATTGGCGCGGGCGCGTCATCGCCTTCGGCGGCCGCGCGCTCGATCCTGACCAAACCCCGAAATACCTGAACTCGCCAGAGACGCCGCTCTTTCACAAGGGCCGCGTGCTCTACAACATCCACCGCGCGCGGCAAACCGCACACGAGCGGCGGCGACTGCTTGTCGTCGAAGGTTACATGGACGTGGTGGCACTCTCCCAGGCCGGCTTCGCCGAGGCCGTTGCGCCGCTTGGAACGGCGCTGACAGAGGAGCAGTGCCGGATGATGTGGCGAATAGCAGGTGTCCCAGTACTGCTATTCGACGGCGACAGCGCTGGCCGGCGCGCGGCGCACCGCGCCGTTGACGTCGCTCTCCCGCTTGCGGCGAGCGGCATGAGCCTGGCCTTCGCTGCGCTTCCCGACGGCTTAGACCCCGACGAACTGGTGCGCGCGCGCGGCTCTGATGCGCTCGAGGCCGAGCTCGCGCGCGCCAAGCCTATGATCGACGTGTTGTTCGAGCGCGAGTGGGCCGTCGACCAGTGGTCAACGCCGGAGAAGCGCGCACAGCTCGAGCAGAGCTTCCGCCATCTTACCGCCAAGATCCAGGACCGGATCGTGCGCGAGCACTACGAGGCCGACATCGCCGAGCGGCTGCGC